ATGATGCGTTGCCCAGTTTGTAAAAATAACGCTCATACTAGAACGAGCCGTTACTTAACTAACAAAACGAAGGAATCTTATTATCAATATCAAAACATAAGATGTTCTTGTACCTTTAAAACATTAGAAAGTTTGGCCAGAATAATTTCTGCCCCAGAGACAGAAGAAAATATTACCATTGTTACCTAATAAGAATAATATTATAAAATATTTATTCATTAGATTAATAAAACAGTAAGTGATTATTTAAAAACGAGTGAAAATTTAGCCCCGCTATAAGGGGCATTATTAGATATTTTTTATGATTGATAATTACTCTTTAACTATGACGCAGTCATTAGCTAAAGTGACAATATTATTTTTGCTAATTTTACATCGTTTGCGGGTTTCAACTTTACCATCAACTTTTACCTCACCTTGGGCGATAAGCGTTTTGGCTGCGGCTCCGCTTTCCACCAAACCTTGCAATTTTAATAAATCACATAATTTAATATAGGGTTGGCCATCAAGATGAAAAATTTCCATTTTATCGCCTATGGGCAAGTATTTTGAGTGTCATGATATTCTTCACAGGCTTGTAAGGTATTTTGCATTAGTGTAGCCACTGTCATTGGCCCAACACCACCAGGCACAGGGGTGATCCAACTAGCGCGTTGTTGTGCTTCTTGATAACAGACATCGCCGGTGACTTTTCCATTTTCAAGCCGATTAATGCCCACATCCATAACAACCGCACCCGGTTTTATCCATTCACCGGGAATAAAATTTGCTTTACCAATAGCCACGACTAGCAAATCAGCTTGCTCTACATGATGACGTAAATTAGTGGTAAAACGGTGGGCAACAGTAGTTGTACAACCGGCAAGTAGCAATTCCAGACTCATAGGACGGCCTACGATATTTGAAGCACCAACAATAACCGCATTTAAACCAAGAAGTTTAATTTGGTAGCGTTCAAGTAAGGTAATAATACCGCGAGGTGTACAAGGTCGTAATCTTGGGGCACGTTGACAAAGGCGACCTATGTTATAAGGATGAAAACCGTCAACATCTTTATCTGGATGGATATGTTCTAATATCTTGATATAGTCAATAGTCTTAGGTAGCGGTAATTGCACCAGGATCCCATCAATTGCCTTATCATTATTAAGTTGATCAATTAATTGCAAAAGTTCAGACTCGGTAGTTTTTTCCGCTAAATCGTATGAGCGAGAAATAAAGCCGACCGCTTCACAAGTACGACGTTTACTGTTTACGTAGATCTGTGAAGCCGGATCATTACCGACTAAAATGACCGCAAGCCCAGGAGCTCGCTTGCCTAGTGAAAGTCTCAATTTAACTTTTTCGGCAACTTCCTGTCTGATTGTTTCGGAAATCATTTTTCCATCAATAATTTTTGCTGACATTATTTAGTTAATCCATAAAAATATTGCGTTACTGCTATTTTGTCAGAAGAAAGCGATGCTGTCAGTTTTATTAGTAGCCAGAAAATGAGCAGATAGATAATTTGTCACTGAAAAGACATTGACTCAGTGCTCAGCAACCGTATAATCCAACGACATTATTTTTATTATTGAATCAGCATTTTTCTATTTTCTATGCGCCCTTAGCTCAGCTGGATAGAGCAACGGCCTTCTAAGCCGTAGGTCGTAGGTTCGAGTCCTACAGGGCGCGCCAATAAAATCAAGGGATTACGAAGATTACCACGAGGTTAAGTTAAAAATCAAGGTCAAATGACGGGTCAAGTTAGTTATTCTGTAGTTCAACCCATCTGTTGTAACTTTCTTCTGACCAGCCAAGAAAAAGTCCACCTTTCGTCACCTTAGGCTTGGGGAATTCACCCTTTTTTATCATCCTCCAAATTGTTGTTCTGCTTTTATTCAATCTTTTTTCCATCTCTTCATACCCCATAAATCTTGTAGCATCAAATGTCGCCTCTGTTTGCTGTCTGTTAGCTTTAGCGGCGCGTTGTGCCGCTAACCATACCTTTCTAGCCTGTTCAATACGTAGATGGCTCCAAACATAACGACGTTCTGACATACCGCCAAAACCGTCTGGTACAGTTTCACTCAGAAAATCATCGAAGGTTTCAATCATTTCAAACCTCTATTTTTCATTATCTCGAGTAGAATATTTTGTACTTCACTTTTTGAGTTACGTCGATTCAACTTAAATAAGGTGATGTATGCCATAATGACCTCTGCTAAAATAAAGCCACTGCGCCGTTCCTCATGACAATGAGCAGTTGGTGAATTGTAGGAAGGGTGGGTTGTTGTGACGCAATAAAGGAGAGTTGGTCTGTTGCTACCAATCTATTTAATTTGCTATTCTTATGTCTCTGAATTAATGGGATATTATATTGATCTGCCTAATACGGGGGAAAAATAATGCATTTATAAGGACTGTTTCCTAAAATTGCTTTATCAACGTAGTAAAACTAGTTTTTTTGCAGCCATCGCTTAATCGAACGTTTAGACATTCCTAGCGATGTAAAACCGAAATCTCTACTTTGATCTCCAACGTAATCATCAGCAGTACCCTAAAACTGCCATTTTTACTCTGGATGGATTATTTTTGCACTGGTAGCGATAACAACAAACTAAGGTTAACAACTTCCCTCAACGCTGCTAATAGGATGCCCCTGTGATGGGGCTATTCGTTTTGTGCTTGATGTTGATTCCAGATTGAATCAACGGGCATCTCCACCCTCACATCTAGCCATGTGGATGCGGGAATATCACATGGCTCACCATCGGTATAGTAAACAGGACTTTTATCTATAATCTCTTTAATCCGCCAGTTCTGAAAATCTTCTGGTAAATGGGGGTGTTGTCGGTGAAAAGTCTGGATTTCAATATTACCGTCAGATAATACTTTATCTTTGATATAAATAAGCTCTAACCCATTAATATCTTTAGGCACTGAAATACCTCCATTCACACCCCAAGCACCGTCTGCATTATACCCCAACACCCCATTAATTAAATATTTCCCTGTATCGATTCGTTGAACAATCGCACCTTCGGACTTATCATTTGTTTCAAAATGCCCATCAGGATAAATTTTAATAATCGGTGAGGCTTTTTTGATAAAACCATTACCATCAACCGTTGTGTTATTTTCACTCCATTGCTTTTTTAACTTAAAAGACTGTTTATCCGCCAAATGGATAGCTGTCCATGTGTTCCCATAACCATCTAGAAAGAGAAAATAAAAACTATTCTTATCATACTGGAGTCTAATTCCTGAACCCCATTTACCATCAAAGCGGTCATCATCATAACCAAGATTACTAAAAAAACCACAGCCTCCTGTTATCGATTCATTTCCTCTTTCATAAATAGTTGTACCGCCTAATCCAAAATCACCCATCTGTATCAAGGTACCATCCTTATCCTGAAAGGCATGGGACACAACCTTATCCCCGTGCTTTGAGTTTATTTTCCCAGTATTTAATTGCACATCACCGTTAATCTCACCGCCCGTTTTATCAAATTTTTTATCTAACTTTTCGCTTATTTCTACAACATCTTTAGCATCTGCTTTGCCTTTTACTGTTTCCTTGATTTCATCGATAGCACTTGAGTCTGCTTTTCCTTCGACTAATTCTTGCAGTGCCTTGATTGACTCTAACTTGACTGTTTTACCGCTGGGTGTACTTATTTCAACGACACCAGTCTCAGTCATCCACAAATCCATATTTTGTAGGAAATAGATGATGTAAGTGTTAGCTGCAACCAGTGCTCTTGCCGCATCACTATTATTATTTGGCTCAGTGAGATTAATGCTGTAAGTGGTGTCTGTTGCGCTAAAAGTCGGCTTATCTGCTAGCGTTAATTCAGTGTCGCTGTTAACGGCTAATATCATGTACGGATAGTTAATATTACCGTTTTTAATCAGCATTAACATGCCGGGTGATACGAGGGGGTTATTGCTGTTCCATTTTGTGTCAGTGCCTTTGACAATAGAAGAGCCTGACACGACAGTTACGGTGCCATCTGAATAAATCATATTTATTTCCTGAAATTTTGATATAAAAAAAGACGACTAAGTGTTATCAGATAAGCAATTACTTCCATCTTGGATAAGCGTCAGGCGCATAAGCCATCACCGCACCAAAGTTATTATTGTATCCCCAACCTTTACAACCAAAACTAGGCCCAGTCCAGTTGGTCACGGAAATATAACCATCTTTCGAAACGTTATAACTATTAACGAATGCCAAGGCTTGATTATCAGGCTCATAAACGGCAGTAATATAGACTAAAGTCATTTGACCGAAATAGCCTGGTTTTGGAAATGGGCCGAAAACGATATCATCTATTTTTAAGGGTAGATGACTGGACGAATAAAATAATTCCTTTTTTTCGTTGTGAATTTTCAAAAAACCTTTGTCATTGCTGTCATTAGGTAGTTGGGGTCTATAAATATAAACATTTGTCGTATTGTGCGCGCGGATAGCAAACACATTTCCTTGCTTGATTGCCTCCGTATAGGTTGAATTTTCACCCTCCCTCCTCGCATTACGATGAAATACCAAATAGCTATTCAAAATGTTTGGATGATTTACGCTATATCTTAAGTTTTTGAACCCTTGCACATTTTGATCTGGCGTACCTTCCCTGGAAAAATCGATTAATCTTTCCAAGACATAAGTGACGGAAGTGAAAATCCCAAGTTCTGCACCATTTACTTTTATTACCGGTTTCATAAATTAACGTTAAATCAGTTTAAAAACATGAATGATAGGTATCGTTGCACATCCAATACAAAAATTCGTATAATTCCAGCTAACGATATTTCCATATATATGGACGTTCTCAATTGCGGGATATTTATTACCGGTATGGGCAATATCAATGCGAGGAACCGCAACTATTTTTCTGCCACCTTTAAGAAAACGCTGATCGAATTGAAAGCTGTTTTTTTTAAAATCAACTTCTTCTGAATGGATAACAAAGCCGAATGATTGAAGAATATTATCTATTTCTCCGCCATCATGATAAATATTAAATTTGGGGATTAGCATCTTATCACTCCAACGCAATTTCTATTCTAACCTGCCCCTTTTCGTCATAAAGACGTAATCCGGTGCCATCAAAGGTAAATCGACTATCTTTACTATTCGAGTTCATCTCAAAGCGATTGTTTTTAGCATCAAGGATGAATCCAGATTTTTCAGGTAGGTAGTTTTGGGATTGTATTTTGTCGATAACGACAACGCTATTGAGCCAGGCTTCATTAATGAACGCTTCATTAATAAAAACCTGTCCATCTTGCAGATACATAAATAAATCCATTTTCCCGTTGCTAGGATTATAAAAAGCAAATTGTTGCGCATTAAACCCCATCACAGTGGTTACTTTTTCGTTTTTTAATTCCGCACCTATCACCATTCCTGCATCGTAAGAAACGCCATCATAAACAATCTTAACCAAGTTAGTGAAAGTTGCAGAAGCCTCGCCTTTTTTCATGTCATACTTAGCTTGTAGCGAATTCTGAGCGGCTGCCCATGACTTATCCGCTGTCGCTCTGACTTGATGGATAGACTCGGCTAAGGCTTTAGTCTCGGTTACCACATAATTGTCAACCCTGACGATTTTCGCCTTCATCTTGCCGTTTTGACGCATGAAGTACTGCGTATTGCCGTTGAGTCCCTTCGCGTTTTCCAGTATGGCCTCTGTGCTGCTATCTATTCCTTTCTTTAGCTGTTTAATGGCTTCCGTATCGTTAATTTTTTTGTCTATTTCATCAAGAATATCGCTCGCTACGCTATTTGGAAAACCTGATGCTTCAACAAACGCCGATTTACCGTAACTGTTTATCGTGCGAATATAGAAAAAATATTCATGACCAACTTTAAGATTTTCCTGTGTCCAACGTTGGCCCTGGCCGATTTTCTTTGCATTCGTGATAACTTCATTCTCAGACTTATCTTTCAGTTTTTTGTCGCTAAACCAGAATTCAAAGTTACTGCCATAGGCCGCTGAATCGGCAATTGTCGGCACGACCGTTAATAAAGACATACCCGGAGTAACAGACACGCTAACAGGGGAGGGCGGCGCTTCAATCGCAAAATCAAGAATAGTAGGCTGAGAAATTGCGCCAGCCGCGTCAACTGATCTGACTTCAGCACGGTAAGTGCCTCTCGGTAGCCCTGCAATATCAACCCGCTCTCCTGGAACCTGAATTGTCTGTATGACCTGACCATTTTCAATAACATTAACGGTGTTATACCGAACATCTGCTGCGGTGTTTTCCCAGCTCAAATAACCCTGTACAACATCGCCAATCGTCGTTGGCACAAAAGCCAGATTTATAGGTGGGGCGACTCCCCCTATGGGTAATTCAGTAAACGGCGGGGCTTTAGAAGGTTTACCGATAATATCTTCGTAAATATAAGCACCGTCTTCCTCTAACAGAATTTCTACGCCCTCTTGCGGGTGAAATTTCCACTCTGCTATACGAAATTCAGCATCCTTAATACCAAGACTGGGTAAGTTAAGCAAAACAACATCACCAGGCCGATAAGCATAACCATCCAGATTCATGGTAAGCTGAACCCTGCGACCCGCGCGCTTTTTGCGTAAATAAAGATTGGCTAAACGCTGTGCCTGATAAGGACTGGTGACAAAGCGATAATCGATATTTTCTTTAATTTCCAGCCCGTCTTCATCAACCCACTCCTGTACAATCACCGGCGGGAAATCTGTTTTGATATATTGTTGCTCAGCATCAATAAACGTACCGTATATCGCATTAGTCGCTTCGCGCAGGGACAATTCAGGGGTAATATTGACGGTATCAATGATTTGGTTGGCTTCAATACGCAAAGTAGCCGGTCCGTTATAAGACTGCATTAAAATGCCGTGCTTCATCACCATATAAGTGGGTTCTGCCGCAATGCATTTGTGCATATTATCTAGTACTGAGGCGGGTGACTCGGATAAATCATAAGCACCGTTCAGGGTATAGCGGGGTTCAGTACCATCCGCCGTTTTAGTCGACTCATCACACAAGTCAGCCGCTACTTTAAACGCCGAAAATCAATATCGGTATCCGGTACCTTTAAGTAACGACGATAGTAATCAAGAATAACCAGTGCCCCATTATTGCTCCATGTCGTTTTATGGGTTCTTGGATCAAAATCTCTTTGCCCCAAATTTCAACTTTTATATTAGGGATACCTTGTGGGTACTTCTCATCATCATGGTAAAGGGTAAATCTTAACCATGCCAGCCCCTGCCAATCATATCCTTTTTCCAGCTAGGAGCCTCTGAGTAAATAAGGATCGGCATCTTTCCTGTCGTTATGCAGTTCGTACTCAGCCGCTTTACCAAAAGAATCTATCAGATCATCATTAAACCAGATGCGACCAACACGACTGATTTTATGTCCGGCCAGTGCAATGGCCATATAGAGTATGTAATTTATTCCGCCTATAACTGGAATTTTAACTTTTAGTTTCAGCAAAAGAGTAATCCTGAACAGACTGTTTTACCCATGATGACGACTTCTGATGCGGACGCCGAACGTAATATTTGCTTACGTTCGGCTTGATCGCGCGCAGGATCAGGCGGCTTTTGTTGGAACAACAATGATCCCGCCGTTTGAACGGCAAGACCCGCCGCAATTAACCCCAACCCCAATCCACCGGTAGCAATTACGCCCGCTATCATTAATCCGGCACCAATAATACCGGTAATCGAGTTTCCAATGCTGCCTGGCATTACGTCACCCTCCATGCCATCACGATTTTTTTATCAACCGGTCTTGCGCCATGGTCAGTAACTGCCCAGATTTTACCCGCCCAAATGACTCCCATGGTCAACCCCTCATCACCATCAAACATCACAATGTCCCCCCGTCCTGCTTCCCCATCCTGGAGCACATTGAAAAACAGCCCCCAGAAATACTGAAGTGTGCCAAATTCATTTTTCAATAGCCGAAATGCACTCGCTTTGCTGTTATAACGCCCCCGAACGGATGAACACGGATCAAAGTCACAAATAGCTATTACGCAGTCAGCCGTAAATAAACAGCAGTCATGCTCACCCCATGAAAAAGGGCGACTCATCGCCGCCCTTAAAGTTTGGGGTAATCTGGTTACCCAATTTTTATGTCGCATTTTGATATCAATTAAAATTTAGAACCGGAAACCTGCACCAAGCATCCAGGTGCCGACTTTAAAATCACCGAATCTGGTGTATTCATAAGAGGCATCAATGGCAATATTTTCCACTGGATTAAATTGCAAACCAACACCACCAACTAATCTGCTTTCAGAACCACTTTCGCTATCATTAAATGTTTTTACTTTCGCTTTACCATGTGCAATACCAATTAAGCCATACGCACTCATATATTCATTAAAACGATAAGCGGGCCCGACACTGAGTGAGTAGTAATCGATATCGACGGTTGAATAATCAGAAAAATAATAACCTTTATGCGTATAAGCAAATGAACCCATCACACCCCAGTTATCATTGAACTCATGACGGGCTTTAATATTGAAACCTTTTGCACTATCATTAAGGTCAAAATTTACATCACCAACACTGACCTTAATGTTACTTTGCGCATAACCCATTGATAGGGTATTATTTCCTTCCGCATTAGCGCTAAATGCGATAAATGTAAGAATAGAAGCTATCGATGATATCAATAATATTTTTTTCATTTTTTTCCTGCTATTACTAAAAATAAATGATTAAAACAAAGCAACATAATTTGCATTGCGTATCGCAAATTATCATATAAGTTTATTCGTATTACATTTAAAATCTATTTCAAAATAGATATATTTGAAATTATTTACTTATAAACAAACCCCGGTGAATCCTTTTTACCACCCCAATAAATCGCCCGCTCAGCCATTTGCGCCACATATCTGAAGATACGGTCGTCACTTTTCCGTTTGCGCCATGACTCATCCGTGAATCTGTCCGGTAGCCCCATCGACCAACGTTCAAAACGATTGGATACGGTCACCGCTACTGCATTTTCTTCACCGCTCGAAACGCCAATATGCGAAATCTGTCCGGCAAAAATCACCTCAGCAATCGCAGGCTTTCCTTCCAGATTGATGGCAATCAACATTAAACGAACATTTCTGCCGCGACTGCGTTCATTCATCACATCACCGACCAGCATCGAGTCAAAGCCAGAAAGGGATAATATTAATTGCTGTGGACTGGTTGTATTTTCCTCTTTTACATTTTCAACTGCACCGAATTTTCCAACACCCTCGTAAACTTCACCCGCAATAATGATATTGCCAACACCGGTATGATTTCTAGCTACCCCTGACTTAAAATCTAATCTTGCAGCCATGACTAATTCATATCCGTCATTAATCGCTTTAACCATGTTGTTAGAAAAAGGATGGTATAACATCAGTAAAGCGCCTCCTCAAACTCCAAAGTAACATGAGTAAACACGCCTGGACGATACTGAAAACTACCCTGATCATTAGTCGTCAGTTTAAAAATGCCAAACGGTGACAGGGTTTCTAATTTATCATTAACTTTTGGCGCATATCGCAGCATCGGTGAAATGGGAATTGACGCATTACCGTTAGTATCACTGAAGACATTATCCGTAACTATTTTCAGCTCATCGCCAATCGTTAAATAATCCCCTTTTCTGATGACAATTAAATTTTTTTTCCAGCCTCGGGTAAGCAATATCCTGCCGGTTTGGTTTGCGGTACGAATTGCTGGAACACCTCTTTCCACCAATCCTTGTCGTATCCAGTGACTAATTTTAACCCGACCACTTTCGCCGTCAAGTTCAGCAGTCAATGCTTCAAGTTCACGCGACTTAGTCTCAGTCAGGTTATTGAAAGTTAAGCTACACCGCCAGCGGCTACCGGGATATCTGACCGTTTGTGCGCTGCCGGTAAAAGTTGAAACAAAGGTTTTACTATTACTAACTAGTTGCCAATTCATTGATGAAGGCACAACCTCTTTTGGCCATTCAATAACCGATGCCATCAGTTAACTCCCTAAAAGTTTCCGTATACGTCCATTAGTCGCAAAATCTCGCTGAATGCGTGCGAGGGCATCATCTGCTCCCTGTTTTGCTGCGCGTTGGGTTATTTCTCCAATGACTTTATCGCCATTACCGGTCACATTGATAACCTGATGAATATGGATAGTGCTTACATCTTGGGTCTCTGATGAGCCACCGACTGCTTTGACACCCAGCGAACCATCACGCCCTCGAGTTAACGGCATAATGGCTTCAGGCCCCGCTTCACCCATTAACCCGATTCCTTTGGCAAATGGGAATAACGTCGGCGAATCCACAACACGATTACTATAGGCACTTAACCCTGACGAACGATAAACACCGCCCAGTGCATTGGCTCTTATGCCAAGAAAACTGCCAAGACCAGAACCACCAAACTTGACTCCAACGCTTTAAATATCATCATTTTAACAATCATGCGCGTTATATCATTGACCACCGATTGCGCAAAATCAGAAAAATTAAATTTACCTGTGGTCACAAAGTCTGCCAGGGTATTTGACATACCATCGAAAGCGTTTTTAGTGATATTACGCATGTTATCAAACACGTTTTCTGTTTCCGCACCGAAATCCTGCCAGCCTTTGGCTACGCCTTTCCCCATCTTGCGCCACCTTCGCCTTACTTAATGCAGCAGCTCTCACTATCTCAATCTGTTTTTGTTCTTCTTGCGCTAAAAACTGCGTCCGTTCTGCATAAAGTTGTGAGGTCTTATCTGAAACTTCCTTATCAAGCTGATATCGCCGATTACGAAAGTCATCCCTGACGCGTTGTTCTTCAAGCATCAAGTCATAATCCACTTTGGGCATCGTCATTTGCAGAATCTGATTTTGGGCTTCCTGCTGCATTTGAGTCGTACGTTTTGTGATTTCAAAATCCTGATCTGCAAATCGTTGCCTTAATGCTTTTAACTGTAATTCACGCTCTAATCCGGCATTGATTTGCAACTGTGTACGAATTTCATCCGCATGCGCTAACACACTCTTCTGTGATGCATTCAGCGTTCGCCCTTTAATCGAGTGATTTCTTGCTCAAAGGCTGCCAATTTCCGTTCTGAATCGAGGAGTTTTCATTTTCCATTAACTGCGCTTGTAAGGTCGCTGTTTGTTGTTGCAGTTGCTCAATTCGCTGACGCCCCGCATCAAGGGTTTCCCGGACGTTTTTGCGGGGCGTACAGTTTGTCGAGTCCTTTAAGCGCTTGGGTGTACTCATTTAATGTTAAACTGCCCTCTTTATAGCGTTGGTTGATTTCCTGCTGAATTCTGGCTCTTTCTTTCAGCGGATCTTTACCCGCATTAATGGCCGCATTAATTTGTGCAGCGGTTTCGATGGTATGAATGGCGAACTGACTTTCAGTTTTAATTTGTGCTTTGCGTTCTTCCAGTTGCCTAGCATAAATCGCATTTTCCTTGTCCTTTTCTTTTTGCAACACCTGATTATACAGTGTCAGACTTTGCGTTGATGCCGCCATTAACACGTTAAAACTACCGGTCAGATCATCGAGTGATCTTTTATGCGCCTGCGTTAAGCGCTCGCTTTCTTTAGTATTTTCCTGATTCTGTTTTTCGTAGGCATTTCTTGCAAGCGCTTTGGCTTCTTCAATTTGTCCCCGTCTTTCCAAGGCAGCAATTTGCTCGTAAATCGATTGCGTTAATACCACACCCTCAGCCGCGTAATTTCGCAGGCTTTTAACGGTTGGTCACCGATTGCCGATAGCTTGCTGACCAACATATCGACGCTACCGCCCGACTCCTCAAGTTGAGCCCCAAACTCCGCCACGTCTTCCAGTAGCTTACCGCTAAACCCTGCACTTGCGGCAGAAGTCACCGCTTTATAGGCTTCGGCTGTCCCGCCTAGTCGATCTGCTAACAGATTCAATTCAACCGTTGTTGTCGATAAAAATAATCCGCCTTTTTGAATGGCTGCATAAAAAGACTTCTGCCTTTCTTCCGCTTCCTTAAACTGCGAATACAAATAAAATACTGACCCTGCGGTTGCCATCAAGCCAACATTGAGCGGCCCACCCATGAGATTAATAAGGTTACTGAAAGCGCCCGTTATTCCTCCGGTTACGCGCTGCAAAGCGGACAACTCAGTATTTGCAACGGCAAGCTGCTGCTTGGCTAAAGCTAATTGTCGCGTGCCCGCCGTTTCCGCTGCTTGCGCTGTCGTTAATTGCGCAGAAGCGGCGGCAGCTTTTTTTGATTTGCGCTGACTTCAGCCAGATTTGCTTCGGCGATCGTTCTGGCGTTTGCCGCATTTTGCGCCGCATATGCCTTTTCAATTTCAGCCGTATTCAGTCCATTTTGGGCGTTGACCGCGCGCATTTTTTCAAGGTATTCATCAGAGGCAAACGCCTGTTCACGCTGCGCGATGGCCTGTGCTTTCATTACTTGCGCGGTTTTTAATCCCTGCTGTGCTCTGGTGGCATCTGCTTTGGCCGCTTCAATGCTAGACTGTGCATAATCTACCGCACTTTGCGCGGCTTCTTTCGCCATCTGCCGTTGAGTATCGAAAGTCGTGCCATGCGTAGCGCAAACAATCGTTCAAAAGCGGGTACTAACGCATTTGAAATCGTACTGGCAGCAACATTGCTGCCAGAAACCAGCTCCGTTAACACATGATGCAAATTTCCAAAGCCAACTGCTGCCTGTCCACTGGATTTTCTTATCTGATTTGACATCCTTGTCACTGCACGTTCACTTTGACTTGAGCCAGATTCAATCTGCTGAGCAAATTTTAGATTCATTAGCCGCAGAACTATAAGCATCATGAATTTGCGATTTAAAACTAGCAGAATTCAAGTGTAACGCTACGGCCAGACTTGCGACATCAGCCATTTAAAACCCTCATAACGTTATTACATTGTTGATTAACATCATTATGTGCAATGACTTCATTTTCCGTAATATCTGCGCCTTTGAGTTCACTTTCCAGCAGAAAAAAACGCTTGCCAGTGCGTCAATATTTCGTTCGGTAAAGCGGCGATTTTACGCGGGTCAGGTTGACCCCATCTATCAGCCAGTTGGAAAATAAAGCGTAAGCGAGCGGAGTCGGTTAGTTTTTTTTAGCGCCATCCAGACTGCCACAGCTAAATTGCTGAACAAACTTGAGGGCTTCAATCAATGATTGCGTGGATTTGGTAGCAATTAATTCCTCTGCGGTGGGCAATTCTTCTGTGGGTAAGGGTTGCCCTGCTTTATCGCAAATCGTTTGCAAAATCAGGTTTGCTCCCGCAATACTTGCCTGTGTGTTAGAGCCACTGTCTTGCGCCTGTTTTAACGCTTGCTCATAGGTATCTAGCTCTGCAATGGTTAAGCGGCGTAGATAAACATCAACATCAAAAATAGCGTGTTTTTCAACATAACTATCCGGTGCTAATAAACGTGATTTAAGTGATGACATGCTATTTACCTTATTCTTTTTCTTCTAATGCTCTGACACGTTTGGTGAGCGCATCAAGTTCTGATGACAAATCCTTACCGGGTTCGCCTTTTTCTCCTTTATCGCCCTTATCCCCTTTTTCGGGTAAGGTATTAAGTGCTTCAAAGTTGTCATTTGTTTTACTAAAAGCATCACGTAAAGTATCACCCGTTCCATCATCCGGTTTTGTGCCAATATTGATTTTTTTGATTTCTGCCATCAGTTTACTTTCCTCTTGGTGCTATCCGCCGTGAATTTTGTCGCATCGGCGGTTAAGGCTTTGGGGGTACTGTTCCCCAGGTGAGATTATTCTGTTTCCCTTTTACCGTAATTTGAATGACTTCACTTGCTGGCGCACTAATCTCATTCATCTCCCAGCCTGACAGGGCCAAGATCATCGTGGCTGTCCGTTTATTGGGTAGCTCAATATAAAGCTGAACGGTTTCTCTATTTTGTGCCAAATTTAAAAATTCAGTAAAATCTTCATTTTCGGGGTCATCGATAAAACCTAGCGTCTTTTCCGGCCCTTCCGGTAAATCGGCTATATATTGTTTGTTGGTGTCAAGTAATGTGGTGCAGTCTATAAAGCTTCCTGTTAATCCTGTTGCGCCTATTGCTCTACAGGTATCCAGAAGTTTCATTGCAGTCACTGCATCCCCCACTTTGCCAAATTTCACTACGGTATTTTCGGGTAACTTAGCGTATTCCGGCGAACTTTTTCTTTTAGCCATAGTATTTTCCTGTTGTATTAACGATGTTTTTCAATGCTGGCGCGAATTTCTGATGCTAAGGTATTAAGGATAAATTCACGGTGATAATCCAATGCGGGTCGGATAAAAGGGCGCGCTATCTGTTTAACCGTACCAAACTCTTGGGCGCGTGCTTTTATCGCCTGTTGTTTTGAAGGGCCAACTCTCACTGTGACGACGGTTTGTGTTTTTTTGTCCTTTATTCTGCTGTTAGTGCGGATTTTAATGCTATCTCGCATATGTTCGCCTGAATGAATCGCATCAAATCCCGAATGGCCTTTCATATCGGCGAGCACCGGTTTCATTACTTCACTCCCTGCTTTGCGTAAAACCTCAACCGCAACTTCATCGCCCAATTTTTTTAATACCGATTCAAGATCGCTTAATCCCTTCACTTCTACTCGATTTCTCATTTAGCATCCTCCGCATAGGTCAAAATAAAATCCCGCGTGATCCGATAACATATACGGTTTTCTGTCAGTTCTTCCCTGTCCTGAATTAAGTTACCGCGTTCAATATGTTGTACCGGATAGTCACCCAGATAACCGTGTTCAATTTTTTCCCATTCCTCCTTGATTTTTTCGCTTAGCCAGAGGGCTTTTTCATAATCATTGAGTAACTGAACTGTTATCTGATATCGCGCCTGTACGAGCGTTGTTTTTGCTAACCCCGTAAATACTTTCGGATCACTGATACGCTGATAAATGACCCCTTCAAGCTGTTTTGAAGGAAGTTGAAGGGGGAAAGCATCTAATCCCGTAATACGGCTTAAGTCTTTTTTAATATCATTTTCTATCATGGCGGATATTTGCTTCTGTGGTAATAATGAGTCGATCAGGTTGATTACGATCTAATGCTCTGACGGTAAAGCGACGTTGCCGATATTCAACCAGCCAATCAATATCAATATCGTTTCTTGGCCTTAACGTAAAACGCAAAGTTTCAATCACCTGTTCTTGATCAGCCGTGCGAATTTTCCGATTAGATATCGACTCCGCATGGGCCCAAACGGTGTTAACCGCTTCCATTTCAGTATACGGATCGCCCAAAGGACGATATTTTGTGATAGGCCGATACAAGGTAATGCGTTTAGTCAATTCGGCGGCTAACATCCTTCCCTCTCATCGGGTATATCCGATAATCGTTTAATATTTCGTAAAATCCAGGGGGAATTCTTTTTAACTCCCGCGTGTCATACCAAAAGCCTACCGCCAATATCAATGCCTGTTTAATCAACGGCGTTATCACTAATTGGGTTGCGTTTTGCGTCTTTTTCTCTGAATCAGATAATGAACGGTTAAGGTAGTTTTCTGCTTTTTCTTTGGCAGCGGCAAGGTACATCAATAAAAGCGCATCTTCCTCATCCGTATCAATACGACACTGAAGATGTAAATCATCAAGCGTAGGTAACATGCCAAACCTCAACTTTTGCAAAAGAGGGGCATATTGCCCCCTCTTAAATTAACCGCCTGCTCCACTGGCTTTGCCCTTCAATAATTTAATCGCATTACTATCCACTAACATAGACCCCACTCTTTTTGTCGTATAAAAATGAACAAACGGTTTATTGGTATAGGGATCTCTCAATACCCTGACACCAATACGATCTAAAATGGTATAGCAACGTTTAAAATTACCAAAAGCAACCGGAACATTGCCCGCGCCTAAATCCGCAAACTGTTCATTTTCTGCAATACCGTAACCTAATAAGGCGGAGGGTTGTCCTAACTGCAAACCAGGTTGCCACAAATAATTACCTTGTGAATCTTTTAATGTTCTTACCTGAAATAATGTCTTATTATTCATCATAAACCGGGCATTAGTACGATAAGGTTTACGCAAGGTATAAATGAGTTGCATGATTTCATCAGCGGTAATTTCTGATGGTTTTTTAAGCATCAGGTGTTGCAGCGTTCCCCATTCACGCTCCTTATCCGCTTTTTCATCGCTCCCATAGGCTAACAATCCTTTTGGTTTTTTTTGACCATCACCGGATGTAAATGCCAACTCTTCCTGTTGAGCAAACTCCTGCGTCAATTCTGACACGATAAATTGTTCAACATTAAAAAAACTATCATCAAGCATTCTTTGGGTGGCAGCTGGATTACCATAAATTTCACCCCAGACAGGCTCAATAACCCCTAATTTCGATGTCGATGTCTCCGGACGCTTATCCGTTTCACCGACCCAACCACTTGTCGTTCCGCCTTTATTAATTAGCTTTTTATAATCGGGGGTACCAACCGTTAATACCTGACATTCCTGGCGCATCACAATTTCATCCCCCAACGCCTTGATGATATTGCGGTCTAATTCCTCAGGTACTGCATACCCCCCGTCAGGGTCTGTGGTCGTTTGCATGGCTTTTTTTTCAAGTTCAGCGAGTCCCTCTTCTTTGCCTTTGCGGATGAACAGCGAAAAAGCCAATTTATGATCATTTATACTCTGGCTGCTTTTCATTGCCGCAGGGCGTTTTAACGCCACTAATTCTTCTTCAAGCGAGGATTTTAACGCATCGAGTTCACTGAGTTTAGCATTCAGTGTTTCAACATTTTCCGATAGCTTACCCTTCTGCGCTTCAATGGCTTCAATACGTTTATCATTTTTTTCTTTAAATTCGTTAAATCGGTTTTGTAGCTCTTGTGCTACCAGTTCAACATCTTTCTTGTCTATTGGCATAATTTACCCTTATCTTTTAAAATATAATGGATTTCAAGGCTGCTAACAGATCGGTTTCAACGTCTCGCTGAGACAAAGCAAGGTAGCCTTCCGCCATGAATTTTTTTGCTTGTGTTCGAGAAAGTCCAACATCACGCAGGACTCGTTCAATCTCTTTTGGTGCGGGAATTTGACCTTGCGCAAATACTGATTTGATCGTATTAATCCTCGCTTCATCATTCGCTGGAAAGGTCACTAAACTCACCTCCCATAAATCTATCTCTTTAATCAAAAAGACCCCTTTAGTGCGTTCGTATTCGCCATCTTTAAGCACATACCCAATAGAAAGGCCGGATAGTGATCCGGCCTTCATGTGCGCATGGGCTCGCTTGGCTAAAGGGTCATCTTCAATGAGCAATTTTCCTTTGACAAATAACCCTCTTTCATCCTCCCACATTTCGGTATAGACCCCTATCGGTTCATCCATGCGGTGCTGCCAAAGAAGGGCAGGAAAACTATTTTTACATCGCCAATGCGTTAGTGATGTTTCAAATGCGCCTCGCATTACGATGTCATCAAAACTGTCTTTTACCCCAAAAACAGAACCATAGCCGGAAAACTCACCCGATTCAGTCACTGATTTTAGACTCAGCGGCATATCAAACCGCTGTTTTATCATTATTGTCATTCGATTTATCCTCGCTAAACTCGGTAAGACTGGGTTTTGTTGTCATATTCATCGGCGTTAAATAAATATCACCGCCTTCACGAGGGTTAAGCTCCTCCAGTTCGCGGCATTCATTTGGGGAATAAATTCCCCAATTAATTCCCGTTGCGTAAGCTGCAAACCGTGATTTCATATCACCACGTAATAACGCCCCAGTATTGAACTTAGCATAAAAATTTTTCTGCTTTTTTTTCAGCGATTAACCCGATATTGATTCGCTGTTCAATGCGCGTTAGATAAGGAACCAGCGAATAGTTGATAAAACCAATGCCCAGATTCTCAATATTATTAAACGTGGCTCTATCTGTATTTTGCACCATGTGCAACGGAACGCGAAAAATACGGCAGATTTCTTCCAGTTGAAACTTGCGTGTTTCCAAAAACTGAGCATCTTCCGCTGACAAACTAATTTGTTGCCACTTCAATCCCATTTCAAGGATCATCGGTTTATGGGCATTCTCAAGGCCTTGATGGCGGACTTCAAAGTCATTTTTTAATCGCTCATAAGCGTCATCTGTCAAATATTGTTCCGTTTGTAAAACCCCACTTGTCACTGCCCCATTTCCAAATAGACGTGAGCCATGCTCTTCTGTTGCTAGTCCAAGACCGATGGCTTGACGTGCATACGCAATTGGACTCAACCCTATTAATCCATCCAATGTAAAAATGCGAACATGCCATATTTCATCCTGACTCAGAATACGGCTTGTTCCATCTGGCAACGTGACTTGATATTCAATACCCCATTGAGGATTTAGCGTTGGTGCGACACTGTCAGGACTTAATGGAAGTAATTCAACCACTTCGCCTAAGGCCTTAACCTTATAGGCATAAAAATTGCCCCTCAGACACAAACTCGTTATTAATAATTCCCAAAACTCTTGTGAAGTCATATACCCATTTGGTTTGGCTGATAATAGCTGATGAAGCCTTTCTTTCGTGGCGCGTTGATTGCATTGTGCCGTTCGTTCATACAGGGCACAAGGCAGCATGCCGACAGATTCTGCTAATACTCTGACACAGCTAAATACCGCGGTTAGCTGCATAGCCAACCTAGGACTGACTCTACGACCGGCGTAAGTATCGTAAGAAAGCCCCATCAGATGACCAAGTTCCTGTGAAGTTATGTCACTTTTTTTGCTAAAAAGTCCTGGAAAAAACATAATGCCTCTTATTGTTTGATTTTTCGACTCATCATGTACGAAACCAAAAATGACCACAGCAAACAAAGAATACCGCCAACAATAAAACCAGCGGCGGGCAGCAATAACCAGGCACCGAAAGCCAATAAAATGGCACCAATAATGCCTGTGATAAATGAAAGCAGTGTTAATATCATTGTGTGATCCTTAAAGCGATCTCAGTCCGTGGGAACTAATAATTTCAGAAAGCGAAGGTTGATGGTTCCCCATTGACTAATAATCGACTCATTGCGGTAAAAAGCGCACAAGGGCCATCAATCTTAGCTTCCGCCGTTGACTTATTTGGGAAGATGTTGTCATTTTTGTCAGGTCTTACCGTCACATTAGACATCATCCAGTTCATTACTGGGTGTTGGTTGTGGTGCAGTTTCCCGGCGTATACCAATGCTTCCACTGCTTTCATTGCTTCTGACAGATTTCTGACTGTTTGAGAAACTTCAACCAGTGGTAGGCCTTCTTCTGCGAGTGATAAGCCAAATTGCGTTGCACTCCAGGGATCAAATCCTATTTCTTTTAATGTTTGTCCTGAGACCCACGTAATGATTTCCTCTTTGATTTGATTGTGATCAACCACTTCACCATCAGTCAGGGTTAATACCCCCATCGCTGACCATTTCCGATAGAGTTCTGCAATTTGTCGAGAACAACGCGCTAGCCTGTCCTCTGGCAGCCAGAACCTGGCATCAGTATGAACATGACCATTGTTTGCCTGCCAGACTTTGACGGCCGCACAAATATCAATTTTGTTAGCCAAATCAACACCGACCCACATCGGATAGGTTTTTAGCTCGTGCATTGGGGCGACAGCAGAGAGATCTGTCCATTTGAGCATATCCATCCAGGCTGACTCTGCACTCACCCAAACGTTGGCGTGCTTTGTTATAAAATTACAAACAATTATAATTTAACTATATATCAATAAGTTAATGAATATTTATTATTTATTTATAGCTATCTGCAATACACATTGCAATACACAGGTTTTAATCAGAAGAGAAATTTGTTTAAGATTATCCGGGGCGCTAATAAAAACCCGCTACACCCCATCAAATGAAGCTAATCGTTGTTTCTGCTCATCGGTCAAACTAAAGGTAAAGTCCTCATGCTCTATCTGCCATGTGCCAAAACTCATCAGAAACGCTAAGGCCGGGTCGATTTTATTAGCCGATTTCTTCTTGTTCGGTTTAATATTGGCGTTTGCATCGGTTTCCATCACTACATTTGCGATCGCCCATGTTAAAACAGGGTCGCCGTTATGGTGGATATTCTGACGATTAACAAACACTTCTGCTGACTTGGCGACAGGGCTTAAACGCATATAGGTTTGTGGGAAGGGTTCAACATCTAAACCTGCACCCTGTAATTGCGTTCTAAGATGAGTCGCATTCCACGTATCAAAGCCAATGAGCTTAATCTCAAACTGCTCACTGTCTTTGAGAATATCATCTCTGATACGGTCATAATCAATACAATCGCCTTTGGTGGTTCTCAGCCAGCCTAACCGCACCCATTGATGATAGATTGCTCTATTTTTATTCGCTGGACTCTGTAATTGCGCTTCGGGGATATAGTGACGGCTCAATAGCAAGAGCGCATTCTCTTGTGGGAAGGTATAACAGACGCTAGTAATATCGTTTGTTGAGGATAAATCCATCCCTGCATAACAGGTTTGTCCCTTTAAATCCGTTTCCTTGTAGTCCCGTTGACAGGCAGCCCAAGCCCCTTCACCCATCCACGGCGTTTGACCCTGACACCAGATATTAAATCGTTTGGTTAACATCTCTGTCCATTGTGAGGGAATTCCCCTTGCTTTTTTAATCGTATCGTTCAGGGCATGACTTTCTACAGAGACATTAAGATTAGGATTGGCTTTAACCCAGTTATGCTCATCATCAAGCTCACCGTCTTCGTCTAGTTCATAAATCAGGGCAAAGAGTGATTCATTCTGCGCTTCACCGTCCAATATCTGACAACAATAATCATAGTGCTGTTTACAGGCTGAAATAACATTGCTCCCTGCGGTGGTAATGGCAAAAAGTAGTGCTTCAGGGCGTGCCCCCATCCCTAACTCAAGCGCGGAATAAACCGCATTATCAGGGTGTAGATGGTACTCATCGACGATCGCCAGACTCGGATTAGTGCCCTCAATGGTGGCAGCTTTGGCAGCAAGCGGCTTTAGCAAACTGTTATTTTTAGGATAAATTATTTTATGTTGCTGGATAGTCAGCCGTTTCTTTAGGCTAGGGGATAGCAAACACATCTGACGGGCATCATCAAAAACAATGCGTGCCTGGTCTCGACTCACGGCTGCCGTATAAATATCCTGTTGCCCCCCTTCCATGATTAAAAACCAATTAGCCAGTATTGCAGCCAATGTAGACTTAGCGTTCTTTCTTGGCACTTGGATATACGCACTACGATATTTTCTTCTTCCCGTGCTAACTTCTTTGAATCCTAAAATATTCGCTATAGCAAATTGCTGCCAAGGTTCTAATTGAATGGGCTTACCTCGAAGATGTCCTTTTACATGGGGGCAGAGACGGGAAAAAGCGATAAAACGTGCTACCGTTGGCGTATCGAAGGTATAAACGGGATTATTGCGGTCATTAAAATAACGATTAACCGCCTGTTTTAAGCGCTTACAGGCCGGAATATCGCTATTTCTGACGCGCTCAGCGTATTGATGCCAATCGGTCAAGTTCATCTTCTTCTTGCATTTCTACCGGATTACGGCGACGTGATACGGGGTCAAAACCTAATAGGGAGGCCATTTTTATCATGGTTTTTTCTGCCTCAGCTTTGGCGCTTAATGCGGGGTTCCTACTTTCGCTTCCCTGACTGTTGGCGATACTAAATCCGCGTTCTGCGAGGTCTGCAACGGCTTTTCGGTAAATGGAATAGTTGACGCAATACAGCTCAAAGCTACTCCAATCAGTGGGGTTCAGGTCGTTACGCTCTGCAACGAATTTTGCCTTAGCTTTCCATTCTGTAGTAGCAATCTCATCAAGATAGCTAGGGGCTTTGGGTGCTCTTGCCATAATCTACTGTTTTCCTTATTGTTTTATTTTCAAAAAAATGACCGCGCATAAAAATTCGATTGACGTGCGGTCCCAGCGCAATAGGGGGTTGTCATATTTAACTCCCCCACCCCCTACTTCCAAGGCTGATTCCTAAAACATTCCATTAGCTCACGGTCACGCTGAGTCAATCGTTTAACGTAGGATTTATTCGCGCTTGGCTTAACGCGTCGATAACCTTGGCTATGTCTAAGTAATCCCTTAATCAATTGATTTATCTGATATTCGTCCATTAAGGTTATACTCGTGTATCCAGTCATTACGATGAGCAGCTTTTTCTTCCTGCTCACGGAACATGCCAGCTTTACGCTGTGCTTTAGTTATTGGATCTTGCTGAATAATTTTGCGGTTATGACATCCCTGACACAATGATTGATGGTTATCTTGCCACCAGAACAGTACATCGCTATCTCCATCGATTGGGATGATATGGTCAACGATTTTAGCGGGTGTATATATCCCCTGACTTTCGCACTTCACGCAAAGAGGATGCTCCTTCAAATAAATCAGACGATATTTAGCCCATTGGCTGGAGTAGCCACGCTGGGTATGCGTTCCACGTTGTTTTTCTACTCTGCGTCTGGCTGCTCGTTTATGCGCCTCGCACTTACCCGATTTCACTCGGGTACTACAGCCTGGCTCTGTACATCTTTTTAATGGTTGATACGGCATTTAATACACTCCAATATCTCGATACACTGACCATAACGATTTAATCGTAAAGGGGACTTCTTTAAGCTCAACATCTGTTGCCATTTCCCGATTCTCATAGAGCAATCCGATATAGAGCAAACACCCAACCTTAATTGCTGGCGTGAATGTCAATCCTTCATCAAACCGTTTGCCGATATGTTGTTGACAGGCTTCAAGTGCTGCTTCGGCATACGTGGTTAATAATTTATCATCCAGCGTAAAACTCTCTTCTAATCGACAATGCTGTTTGATTTCATTTAAAGGGATTTTTACATTAATCAAATCGTCCTCCTCCCTTGCAAATCAATTCTAATCTTGATTGGCGTGCATCGGATAAAACAACGGCTATCTCAAATCGAGAACCCAGTGTATTAGCACCTTTATACACAATGGCGTTGTCAATCGTGATATCAGGACGATAACGCATCCAAATCTTGACGATGGCTTGAGGATAGCGAGTACCAAAGGTTAATAACTCCTGACCGCGTAGCGCTTTTACTTCTGCCCAGACATCTTCAACATCTACCCAGGTTACTCGCTGGTCACCTAGATTACCGTATGTAATCTCTTGTTTCTGAATCGTCACACGATGTCTTAATCGTCCTGCTCTCATGCGTTGTCCTCCGCATGTTTCTTAACCTCAATATGCTGTTTCCACGCCTGACTAAATTCATCACCGCCATCACGAGGCGGTAAGCCTTCCCGTTCACGGGCTTCATTGGGGCACATCACACCGGATTTAATCGCCGTTTCATAACTTAAGAAACGCTCTCTTGGGTTGGCTCTGAGTAAATCGGCGGTGTCAAATTCCACTTGGTAACGCATACCGGATTGCGGAACATTAAGTAGTAGTGCCGATTTGATTTGCTGTTCGAAATTCGCTAACCAAGGGCGCATGGTAATGGTTAAAAACGCGCGGCTGGCTTCACTAAAATTACTGTAGGTACTGTTGGAATATTCTTGCAGAAAAATAGGGCTGACATTGAACATGCGGGCGATATCTTCTATCGTAAAACGGCGGGAAGCTAACCATTCTGCATCCTGATTACTCATGCCTAATTTTTCATATCCCATTCCACCTTCAAGGATTGGCACTTTACCCGCATTTTTTGCGCCTCGATAACGTTCAAGCGCGTCAAGGGCTTTTTGCCCTTTGGCATCATTCAGCCACTCATTGGATTTAATAATCCCTGCTGCCATCATGCCATCTTTCATCACACTCGCGCCGTGGCGCTGTTGGGCTAGTCCTAAACCTAATGTCTCCCGACAAATCGTAATCGGTGAACGTCCCATAAACCCATCATCCGTGGCGTAACGTAAATGTAAGATTTCTTCTTGCAGACAGATACGGACTTGACCACTGTATGGCTCGGTTATCGTATAACGGTAACGGTGCTCACTTAATCGTTCAGGTACAACCGCACTCGGCGGATAAGGATGTAATGAAGCGGGCTGTCCGTCTTTACCCCATGTGATAAGCGCATAGGCATTACCATTGAGTAAGCAATGGCGCATTAGGGTTCGTTTAAACTGGAAAGGTGTTTGACAATCATTTGGTTTTTCATTGAGCAAATAATCTACCACGTGGTTACTTAGCCATTCCCGTGATTCCATACCTTTATCATTGTGTACCCGATATAAAAAACAGGGCATCGTCGCCACCGCTTCACTAATCACCGTAACGGCATTGATAACAGCGGGTAAGCCTTCTGCGGTTATCGGTGAGACATATTCGCCTGACCGACTGTTAGGAATGCCAGCCAGTGACAGGAACTCATCAATACTAAGGCTGCGTTCTTCTGCCTTTTTATGTCTGAATGGCCACATTATTCCACCTCAGATAATTGTAGCCACCGATTGTACAAATGCGTGGGTTTGGAGCGATTAGCATTGAGTGAACGCTTGGCAATTTCGACACCACTTTCAGGGTAAGCGGGTAAACTGGTGATCGTGATTTCTAGCAATTCAGCCTCAATAACCGTTCTGAGATAAGGCTTTTCACCAATTTCCCAATGGTCTTTTATCGTCCTAAACGCAAAGCTCATACCGGATATATCCCCCCGTTCAACCAGTGTTAGAACATCTCGGCCTAATTGGGTATCAGGCGGGGTAAGCGCAAACCGTAACCCCGTTTCATCTTCAGCCAGTTGTAACGTACTCGACGCGGTACGCCCTAATAGATTAGTTACGTCATGTTCAAACAGACACCTTACATCTGTTCCTTTTCCCAGACTGTTTTTAAACGCATAGGGGGCAAAGGTTTCAATAAATTCACCCCACAACAGTTGTGAACGGCTATTCCATTTAACCGCATAGCCCATTAGTTTTTTTTCATCAGCGGTGATGCCTGCCGTGCGTATTTCAAAATCGGTTGATTTCATGGCGTTATGCCTTAACCTCAAGCACTTTAATCGCATTGGAATCGACTAATCCACCACCGAGATATTTATCAGTATGAATTTTGATAAAGCCAGGCTCAGTAATATTGTCAGGTCGTGTACGGGTGCCTGTCTGATGGTCAACAATGGTGTAGCCACGTTTAAAGTCACCCAGCGCTATCACATCATCATTCATAAATTCAAGGTAATGAACCGATAAACCCAACAGACTATCAGGATCACCCACTTGTAACCGTTCACGCCAGATATAATCACCATTGCCATTTTTCAATTTTTGTACTTTGGCAGCGGTGTTTGAGTTCATCACCCAGACAGCATTTTTACGGTATTTATTTTTTAGCGTGAATTTCAGGTCAATCAGGCTATCGGCTTCCAGTTTGGTCACTTCCTGCTTTTGCAATGTGCCAAAACTACGCGCTTTATCGGCTTTCGTATCACGGGGATAGGATAGAAATCCTTTTGCTTTCTTTGTACCGTTACCACTGACTAAATCGGTTTCTTCGGTATCAACAAAGGTGTCAGCGATTTCACGGGTCAACCAGCCTAAAATATCGACATCACTAAAATCCAGAATTTCCTGTGTTGTCTTGGGATAGGCATAGACAGGAAATAACTTGATACTCACTTCTTCCAGTTTAGGGGTAGCGGTTTCGGTTCTGGCTTTGCCTTCTTCACCGTGATTGATCACGGCACCACCAACAGACACCAGTTGCTTATATTCGTTGCTGTGAGTGGTCTTGATAGTACAGATTTTACGCATGACGGACTCATCACTGAGACGTTGCATAATCTGTTTATTCAGTTCAGGGATAACGGTATAGCCACCATCAGCCGGAACCCCAGTCGAAAGCCCGCGTGTTTCCCCTGTCAAAACATAATGCCTTAATGCATCATTTCCCTGTTCTTTTTGTACAGGCTTTGCCGCTAATGTTCTTTCTTCATCAGCGAGACTTTCATAACGGGCGATTTCAGTATTGAGGGTTTCCGACTGATGACGCAACGCATCAAAGTTTTTAGCTTCATCTTCGGTCAGTGTTCGTTTTTCTGTTTCTGCTAATGTCAGCATTGATCGCATTTGTGCCGTTAAATCGGCTTTTTGCTGACGTAATTCAAGTAGTCTTTTCAAGGTTGGCTCCTGCATGCAGTGATTGTCTTGACTGAACATGCAGAAAAAAAGCAGCTAAGGGAAGGTGATATAAACCTTAACCGCTTTTAGTAACCATGAATATTTCAAAATACACCTGCATGAATCAGGAACCTCAATTTAACATGATGAAAAATAACAGGAAACAACCTCACAGGAAGGCAAAAAAGATGAGAAAACATGAGAACCAATAATTTACATAACTTTACATTAATTATTTATTAAAACATTAATAAGGGTTGCACCCGTTTTAGTGAAAACATCATGAGCTATTTTGGACAATCGGTAATCACTGCCTACCAGGAAAAAGAAAGAATTTTTTATGATGATCCTTGTTCTCTTTCGAAAAGATAAAATTTATTTAATAATATTTCTCATGTCAGAGAAAAAAATAAAAATATTTTAGCGTGCGTTTTATATAATTAAAAAAAACTGGAAAACTGTTCATACTGTTCACCAATTCAATAAAAGATATATATATCAATAAATTAAAGGGTGAACACTTAACTTAAAACTATTCACCAAGTGTTCACCACTGTTCACCTTTTTATGGGAGGGGTAATGAACAAAAAGTTTTCTAACTTCAATTTATTTATAAATAAAATTAATATTTATTTAAGTTGGTTAATAAAATAATTTTTTAATCTTGTAAGAAAAATAAAAGATGGAAGTGTTTATTAATATTTAATAAAAAGTGTTTTGATTGTTAATGATTGCAAATAAATATATTATATATCAATACGTTATACTATTATTGCCTGAACTAAAGCAATCCATAAAAAGGTGAACACTTTATTGAAAGGGTGAACAGTGGTGAACACTTAACACAAAACTATTCACCACATAATTTATTGATATATATATCTTTTATTGAATTGGTGAACAGTATGAACAGTTTTTACCAAAAAGTTTTATACGCATCTATTTTTTGTCTAACGCGACTTAAATAAAAAATTCTTTCCTTTCCCTGGTAGGCAGATAAAAAAGCCAGCCTTTTACTGGCTGGCGTTGTTTGTTTAGTATTGGCTGATGCTGGTTTGATATTACGGTGTCTATAATTTATGTTAAGGTACACTTGGCAACCAATCTTCGGCCTCCACTTCATTTAATTCCAGATTTGTTCTATATCCATGTTTTGTTCTTTCTCTAATATACCTTTTACCCAGTTCTTTAAGCGCATTATTAATCGAGCGTCCAAAGGCGGTTAAACTCAAGGCGTTTTTATTACCGTTCCCTTGCATATAAGCCGTGTAAGCATGGTATAAATATTTCCTTGGCACTGGCGGGTAAATATTGGCGTTCCCCATCAACATACCGCTAGCAGCTTCTAATGTAATGAGATAGGCGCAAAAATCGATGAGGGGGTCACTTTCCCGTTTGATTTCTATCGCTTCCCCTGATCCCCTTTGTTCAAGTAATAACGCTTTTGCGTCTTCTGGATCATCAAAAGTTGCCAACAATCGACGTACAATGACAGCGATCTCACTTGAAATCTTTTCCGCTAACCTAGAATCTTTATCTTCGTCTTTTACCTTGTTATTGAACTGGAATATCACTCGCCTACGGGCTACACCGTCTGCACGTTCAGTGAATATCATAGGGGTATTATTTGTTGCAATAACAACGGCTCTTATTACAGTGCTATACTGATGTTCATATTTAGGGTCAATTTCAATTAAATCACCGCCTGTTATGGCTTTTGCTCCCGTGGCTTCTCCTATGTACTTCGGTTGATCGGGGAGGGTGATCAATCGTTTACTAACGAATTGTGCTCGCCCTCTCGCGGTATCTAAAGCGGCCATATTGCTACTTCCGGTATTATCTTCACCTACGAGTAAAGTGGCTATTTGGGCAAAAACACTTTTACCGCTTCCGCCTATTCCTGTAATTTCTAAAAACAGTTCCCAGTCATAGCGGTTAGCTAAAATCATATATAACCCTGCAAAAATCCGTTTCATTTTATACGGGTCACGATTAGCAGCATGATCTAACCATTTATGAAAATGTGGAGCATGATCCCGTAAATTTTCATCGGGTGGGGCGGGTCTATATTCAATCCCATTGTGATTTAATAACCAGTTATCGGGCTGGTGTGGTGAAAATACTTTAGTTTTAATATTAAAGACACCATTAGCAAAAGGAATAACATCGTTACAAGGCTTACCCAACTTAGGGACAATAATTTTCAATGCCTCCACCGCATTATTAACCGCTCGGTTGCTAAAGTTGGTGTTATGTTGACAATAGATATTGCCCATTTCACGAGCCAGATCAAGGTGGGAAATTTTTTCCCATATCCCTGATACGTAGCGATAAAATACCTTACTATCACTGTGTACAGCGATCCCCTCATAACGTTCAGCCAGCAACAAGGCTTTTTCATTGTCTGCCATTTGAGAAAGATTGTTACCCGTCTTTTGCTTGTCAGGCTCAACTTGATACGCCCCCTCTATAAACGCCTGTTTTGCTGCCTCAATCCCATGTTGCTGACGGTAATCATCCCAATCAGCTTTTTCTTTGGTTGGCGGTATGGTGACCCAACCATTAACCACTTTTGCGGTTTTCTCCGCTTTAATCTTGCCAATATTGGCTTCATCGGGCTTAACATCATTATCCGCCGCAATAATGATTTTTGATTGAGGGTAATGCTTCCTGACCCATGTAGCAACGGGTAATAAATTACCTTCATCAAGCGCTGCCAGTACCACGCCTTCATGCAACTGGCTCACGGTTAAAGCGGTTGCATATCCTTCGGCAATTAACACCGTATCGGGCGTTCCAGTGAAATCAACGACGGGAATATAGCCACCTTTTTTCTTTGTGCCTGAGATAAAGCGCTTTTCACCGTTAGCTCTGATAATCTGAGCACCCAGTAATTTATCACCCTGTTTTACGGGTAATATCATCGAGCCATCTTTTAATAGCTTAACTGAACAGGTATGACCTTTGAGTATTAAGTACTGAGATTGACCTAATGTGGCTTCTTCTAATAACTTTGCGGATTTTTTAATAGCATCCGTTAAAGGCGGTTTATCTGATATAGTCGTTTCTTTTTGGACAGGTATTGAAATAACCTTAGCCACTTCCTTAGCCGCTTCCGTGACATCAACATTAAATAACCGTCTCACTAAATCCAGTCCGTCACCACTACCACACTGATTACAGATAAATGTGCCGTTACCTTCCTTATCATCAAAGCGAAAGCGGTCTTTACCCCCACAAGCTGGACAAGCGGTATGACGATTCAAGGGGACTTCTGCCCCCAGTGATGCTAATATACCTTGCCAACGTCCTGTGGCCTGCTGCTTAACCTGACGGATTAAATCAATATTTCTCATGATTTATCCTCCTGAGCAGCAGCGCTATCCGCCATGTCATTCATCATGTCAACCCACATATCAAGCCCCATCCCTGACAACTTGCCGTTCTCAACGCACAGGTCAAGTATTTGTTCAGCGACAGATTCCCAAGATTTGTATTCATCTTTCAACGGTTTTAATGCATAAGTATCAACCAGCTTCCGAATCCCTTTTACGCCGTCGATAATATCAACATGAATAGCGTCATCTTCGGTGTATAAGGTAAACCAGTCTCCGCCGTTTTCTGCTCTTACATCCTGATAGATTGCCTTAGCAAAAGCGTTAGCCCGTGCATTCAGGCGAAAGTTTAAAGTGATTAATGTCATCTTTCCCCCTTAATGCACCACAGCAACGGGCTGAACATTGCCGTTAAGCACATCATCGATAAATAGGTTATGGAGTTGGGCTAAAATTTCTTGCCCCATAAAGGAAAGTTTTAAACACTTAGCATTACTGACTTCTAGCATGTTTCGATAAAACGTCAGAATATATTGCTCTGCGTCTTCCTTGGTCTCCCTAGAATAAAAAGCGCCTTCAATATTATTCTCCATGCCCATGCGTTCAGTCGCCAGAAAAATAGGAAGGTGATAGTTTTTATGGGTGTAGTAAGGCTGACCATTTTTAACGTTGCATTGCATAACGAAAATAGCCGAAATAACACAGCGTACGGACGTGATCACATCGGCTTTGTTAAAATCGTCTTTTTTCCAGTATTCATCGATTAATTTCAGGATTAACTTAGGGTCATCATCCCAATGACCCTCATTAACACGATTAGGGATATCCGCCACAGGAATCGTTATTTTTTCAATATGCCCCTGTTCGTTTAAATGTGTAAGGCATACATTTTTGCCAATGGTTTTTATTTTATAGCTCATCTTGACCCCTTCCTTTTTTTAGCCTGTTTGCGCTTACACTTTTTCGACTTAGTGCCTGTGTGCTTTGAGCCACTGACATAAGTGTTAATCCCAGGATTTCTTATAAATTGGGGCTTCACTTTTCCCTTAAGAAAAGCCCGTGTATTCTTAGCGTTAAAGGTATTATCCCGCCCTGAGTTATAGCCATCGCTAAAAGTAATTAATGGTTGTTCGTCATATTGTGTCATGTTCATCTCACGCCCTCCGATACAGGGAATCCTTCACGCTGATAGAGTGTGAACTGGGCGTTTTCTGCGTTGATAATGAGTGCCTGAGCAATTTTAGGTAAGCACATCAACGCCTCACTCATCCGGCATAAATCCGCTTTCGCCTGACTATCGGCATAGTTTTCATTGCTACATGCCCAATATGCGCATTCACCAAAGGCTTTTAGCCCTGACATAATCCCATCAAACCCTGCCTCACAAGCACCTTTCATTTCTCTTAGATCTTTAGTGCTCATCGCCTGTAAATTATCCGCTATGAGGTAATGCTGAATATCAGCCATGATGTACCCCCTTGGTGAAATCACCTAAATCACAGATAGACAGTTGGGAAAGTTCAATAACGGTTTTGATGGCTGGACGAAGGCGCTTAAGCTCTCTACGGCGTAGGGTCATCGCTGCACTGCCTGGCTTACCATGACCAAGATAAGAGTCCTTCTCTGCCTTAACGACAAGATGTTGCGCTTCCTCCGGTTTCATCTGGCTTAACTCTTCAAGCGAAGGAATATCAACATGACGGAGTTCACCTAAGGTGTTACGGCGGAAATAAACATTGACTAGCTCTTTTTGTATTTTCCAAGAAAGCTCATCACGAAATGACTTAACGATTAACAAATAACCTGATTCAGTTAGAACCGTTAGCCCCCTGTTTGGCACAGAAATTCCTAAAGTATCTAATTGATACTTTAGAGATACTGGAATCGATAAATAATCTTCCTCATAGACAAAATGTTCTCTATGGCGGTTAAATGCGACTCGTGTAGTTCCTTTAGGGCGATCATGTGCCTTATCAATCATGGCAAAAGTAACAACACGCTTACCTTGGTACTCCACAACAGGCATCGCCCGATTATGGATAGCGACAAAATTAGACATGTTGTCCCTCCTTACCCATGTCTAGCATGGTCACGAGGGTATTAGCCCTTTCAGACGCCAAAAACACTAAATCAGATAGATAAAAGGCTAGGCTATTATCCTTTTCTACTGCTATCTGATTGATACAATTAAGCAAAGATGCCGTTATGGTTGCATAGTGAAGAAGATTGTCATTATTGACATAAGCGCTATTCATAATGTCACCTCCTCTAAATCCTGACGAGATTTAGCCAAGTCCCTGGCATATTCCAGTAGGGCGAAAGCAATGTCTTGTGACTGAGGGTCGTTAAATAAATATTCCATCGTCTCAAGCAATGTCGCTATGACACTTAATCTGTCTAGAGGGTGCGGATAGAGCGTAGCGCATGGGCTATTACGCATGAGCCACCCCCTGACGAGCAACAAAGACTAAATGACGATTGCCAGCCAAGAGACGAGCTTCATTTTCACTTTTAGCTAGAACACTTATTAGACGAATAGGGTTAATTTCAGATAAACGGGTTTTACCCTTTCCAATTAGGAAGGTATATTTATACATAGCTACCTCGATAAATAATCTATCGTTGGTGGTTAGCCCTCGTGTGGTACGACGAATACCATTCGGGGGCGTTGTTTTATTACTACACATGCCATACACTTTGTGTACAAATAAAGTATAGATAGGAGTAAACCAAGTGTCAACCATTAGTATGTCAGGAAAAGGAAATAAACAAATAGCACTAAGAGTTGAACCGCCATTGGAGCAAGGAATAAAAACAGCATTATTAGAAGACGGCGATGCTTCTGTTTCAGCTTGGATTAAACGAATAATAAGGAAAGAATTAAAATCACGGGGTATCAACTTAGAATCCAAGGGGTAAATGATGCATAAAATTCCTTTAATTATATTGGCTGTACTTGTAGTTTTGTTATTTATCAAATCATGTGCACCATCAATGATCCCATGCGGAAAAAATGAAGGAGATCTTTTGCGTCCAATTTGTGAAAAAATCTTTGGCATCCCCCCCTAAAGGCTGAAATCGCTTAGATACATATTCCGCTGATTGCTTCTGAGCCAATCCAGCCAACCCAACCAACCCGATATTATCGGGTAGCCTCATCATCAGAGAAAAATTTCCTTGATGTTCTGAGTGACCATGAGCCACTCGCTTTGTTTGTTTATTAACCGTTCCTCTTAATGATGAATGGTTATTTTTTGCACTACTCAAATTTGAGTAGATGAGGTATTTTAAGCTGCGGTTAGATGGTTGTTTTGTATACTGCACAAATTGAATCAACCTATTGTTTTTAATGCTTTCTTTTGTGCGCACCTCTCTAATGGCTTGTACACCCATGTTGTTTAATTTCTGAACTACACTTTTTGTGTAGTGACCTACACTTTTTTTGTAGGTCGACTTGTTCAGGCGATTAAATATATCGCCCCCCTGATTTTTGGCATAAAGAAGCCCTTCACGGTTATTCACCGTGTTTTGAATGTTCATATTGAACCTTATTTAATTAATTGAGCGGTGAGTCATGCTGCTTGGTCAGAAAAAGGGGACTTTCGGTAATCACTGCCTGCCAGGGAAAGGAAAGAATTTTTTTCTAACCGACTTCCTCTTTAAGTTGTTACAGGTCTTTATAGGTTTTTAGAGGTATTTTATCTACCTATACCTAATTAACTAATTGATATTAAACGGATTAAATGTAATTGGTACAGGTGATACAGGTTTTTTAGGTTTTCTGCCAAAAAGGGGACTTTTCCCCTCATCAGTGAGATTGACGGCTGTAAGGATTATTCACGTTCTTCACCTCTGGCGGATTGCGTGCCCACCATAGAACATCGCTTAATAGCCATGAGACGGAGTTCTTTCCCATAGGTATACGCTTAGGAAATTTTCCTTCTTCCTCTAACACCCATCGACGGGAACGGGATAAACCAGATATCTGCTTACATTCGGCTTCCCTGATTCGGCGATCATACTTTTGACCATATTCATCTAAAATAAATTGTCTTTCTTCTCTGGTAGGTTCAGTAAATTTAACCGTTATCATTATTTCTTCTCCATAATAAAAAAACCCCGATTAACGGGGTTCAATTCATGACATTTAATTTTTATACGTTCTAGTTATTCAGGTTTCCATGTGCCTTTTATCCAAGCCTGAACTTCGGATAATCGGTATAATCTGGTTTGTAGTCCTATATTTATTTTTAAAGGAAATCTGCCCCTTTTTTCTAAATAATATCTATGATTTCTACCTAGCGAAGTTAACCATTCACATTCTTCTTCTTTAATTAATCGGTCAATTTCATCCATATTTTCTATCTCAGCACGAGTTAATATTAGTATCATAAAACCATCTTCTTTTTATAATGCGTTTAAATAATCTACCCACCAAACAAGCGCTTCTCTTTTCCTATTCATATATTTACTTCGATTGTATATTCCCGCTACACCAGTTAATGTGTGACCAAGTAATTGTTCAATAACATTATGTTCAAATCCGTTATCACTAAGATTTGTAGCGATTACTCTTCGCATATCATGTGGAGTCCATTTTTCTAAATGATTAAGCCTTTTCCATATTTTTATCATGCTGATACTGGCTGCACTCTGACGCATGTTAAAACCAATTACCCTCTCTCTATTACAAGTTGCTTTGTTTAATAGTGATAGCCATTGTTTAAAATTATAGGGAATGGGTCTAATAATTTCTCTACCATTTTTACTATGATGAGGGGGGACTCGCCATATATCATTTTCTAAGTCCCATTCATCCCATGTTGATAATATTATTTCAGAAAGACGACAACCAAAGACAATAAGAAATTTTAAAATAATTCTATTTTCATATGAGATAATATGATTATCATATTCTTTATTCACATAATGCCACAGCGCTTTTAATTCATCCTTTGTTAACACTCTCTCTCTTTTATTTGATTTTTTTCCTACATCACTTACATCTAAATCGTCAATTTCATGGCTGATTGCATATTTTCTAACCCTACAAAATTTTAAAGCCTGTTTTGTTGTTTTTAACATTGCGCCTGCTTGTACCGGAGCAACTTTTTTTATTCTATCGAAACAGTTAACCCACATAGACAACGAACAATCATTCAATGGAATATCTCCAATATCGGAATAAATATGTTTCATGAAACAACTTTGAATATATTTTGCGCCTTTTCTTTTATCTTGAGCATAATTATTAATCCAGTATTCTAAGCTATCTTTGACTGTAACAGGTTTCAGTAAATCATCTTTGGTTATTTTGATTTGTATTCTCGGATCTTTACCCCCAGCTAACCATATTCGACAATTATCTCTCTGCTCCCTTGCGGCTTTTAAACTTAAATCTGGGTACTTGCCTAATGTTAACCATATAGGCGCGCTCTTTCTCCCGTAAAGGCGAAAGAAAAAAACAAAACTTATCGTACCTGTTTTACTTATTCTTATAGCTAACCCATTACCATCAGCAATAGTTTGTTGTTTTTCGCTTAATTTACCATGTAAGGATCTTAACTTTTTATCACTGAGCTTGTTGACTGCCATGTAGCGCCCTTTTTTCAATTTGCAATACACATTGCAATACACAGAGTTGTGTAAAAACCAGAAAACACGAAAAAACACGAGAACAATAAAAAATGAATAATCTATTTTATATCAGTATCTTACAAACAACACGAGGACGGCTAATCCATTATAATTAGCAGATATTACATTCTTTGTTATAAAATTCGTCCTAGCTGAAACCTGCTCCTGTGCTTTTTTTGCAAGGCGGCGCATATCATCCCATCGCTTGCAAATACCTAATCCAGGATTGGCTTTTTGCCACATCTTCTCGTCAAACGGATCATCTTTCTTGTCTAGGGTATAAATAATGCCAAAGAAGGAATCGTCTTCAACCTGCCCCTGTAAAACCTTGATGGCATAATCGCGTAATTCGTAGCATATGCCTTCTTTATTAAATCCAGCGGTGGTAATACCGAAGAGCAAGGATTGTAATCTTGCACCTGTTGCCGTCTCTAATACGTCCCAAACATCACGCGTTTTGTGTGCGTGCAGTTCATCGACAATACCGCAATGGATATTTAACCCGTCCAAATTATTTGCATCGCTGGATAGTGGTTCGAATTTTGAAGCGGTGACTTCTTGATAAATCGCTAATTTATTGAACTCAAAACATTGACCAAGGGTATGTTTAGCCTTCCTTATCATGTTTTTTGCATCTTCAAAGACAATGCGAGCCTGATCACGAGTCGTGGCGGCTGAATAAACCTCTGCGCCACCTTCGCCGTCTGATCCGGTCATATAAAGTGCAATACCTGAAGAAAGCGTTGATTTGGCATTCTTACGGGCAACTTCGTTATAGGCGGTACGAAAACGTCTGACCATCACGACTCGTCCACTGCCATCATTACGGATTACCCTTTCCCCCGTTTGTTCATCGACTAAAGGGATAACAAATCCAAAAATATTGATCAGGATAAAAATATGCCAATCCATCAATTTTATAGTTTGACCGGCAAGATTACCTTTTACATGGGGCACAAACTGATAGAAATTAAGGATATGTTGTGCGCGGGGGAAGCTAAAATAGATACCCCGTTCTTCACCATGCTCAAGGTCATTCAAAAAGCGTTGACACGCCAATCGTACATATTCACACGCGATGATATCACCCGACACAGCGCGTTGTGCATAGCTAATGCCTTCCGCTACTTTTGCCATTAGTCTATCCTGCTTTTCAAAAATTCGACAAACGGATCTATTTCGTTTGAAGCCTTACCGTTTACTTTTGACCTGCTAGCGGGGGTCATGCCGAATTCAGCTTGCATTCTGCAAATGCGCTTCCACGCATCGGCCATCATGGCAACTTGCGGATGTGGACGGATCATGACGTTGCCGTCAGTGGATGTTGTCTTGTAGGTCTCGCCTTCTTTGTCAATAACATCTCGATGTTTTCGCCATTCGACATACGCCCCAACCAGCAATTCCAGAGCCATACCATCGATAGCAGTAATAACGCCTATCGCATCTAGCCGTTCGCAAAGAACCTTAAACCAGTAGCGTTCTTGCTTGTTAAAGTGTTTTGGTGTTGGGGGAACCCCTTTTTCGGGTTTTGGCTCATTTTTATTAATTGCCCTTTTTGAAGGATTACCCCTTATCAAACGTAGATGTGTCGGTGTTTTTGGGGGTCCAGACATAATTTAAAATTCCTATTAATCGCGCAATTGGGATACCTATAAAAAGGTTTTCTAACCTGCGGTGGTGTAAAAAAAGGCAAATCGGCGGTTCCCAAAGGTAAAAGAGGGAGCGATTTTACCCGCCCCTCCCTCGCTTTTCTCTTGCGGTCTTCGTGCGATGGCATGGCCAACATAACGCTTGCAAGTTACTTTCTGCATCATTGCCGCCTGTTGCTTTTGCGAGAATATGGTCAACGGTGGTTGCGGTTATCAATCGCCCTTCAACTAAACATCCCTGACACAAAAATTTATCACGTTTTAATATTTTTTTACGGAGATGATCCCACTTTGTACCATAGCCACGCTGATGACGGCTTTTACCTTGTTGATAATCTTTCCAACTTTGGTTTCGATGTGCGTCACAGTACCCACTGCATTCAGTTGTTGTCTTGGCACAACCGGGTTTGCGACAGGCACGAGGAATACGTGGCGGCATAGTCCTCCTTAAGCATTCACTTCTTCTGCTGACCGATAAATGTAATCTTTTAAATATATATCAGGCGCATCAACTATCATCTCATCAGTCACAATGAAAGAGGCCTTAACACGTGGAATTTCCTGCGGTTTACTCTCTATAACCGTCGATTCCTGATTAGAGAGTATCTTGCCATTAACGGTAAGTGCATAGCCTTTAAACACACCCCTAATAAACAGTTTTGATAATTTTATCGATGTCTCTTTTTCATCATTGATTTGTTTATCTCTTGCTTTTTTCGCGCCTTCTCGAGCACCTATATTACAAGCCTCTTGTACTGCCATTTGCAAACTGGCTGGATATGTTTTCTCTTCGTTAATTGACCCCATTTGTTGCATCAAATTAGCAATACGTTCCAAGCGATCTTCTAATTTAATGAGATCACTATCATCAGCCTTTATTCTTACTCTAATTTCTGGTGCATTTTTTTCAGACATAGCTCACCTATTTCAAATTAATGGTAATCTTTAATAATTATTTCCAACTGAATGGTGGCCAACCTGTTAAACCACCACATAGCAAGCCAAAAATAAACGTAATTATTGGATAAAGGAGCCACCAATATTCATGAATGATTTGATAAAAATCCTGCAACTTTACTCACCTCTGATTAGTTTATTAACATTTTTCCTAGGGTTATATATTGGTAACAAACACGCCATTGGTAGAGACAAAAGACAAGAGTTTAATGAACGTGCTGAACCCATAATTGACTATTTCGATTATATGCAGTCATGGTTTGAACAACGGGGTTTTACTACGGCATTCCTTTTACCAGAATTCGCGATAACCCGCTTAATGCGACGGTTATCTAAAAGAAAACAGAAACGTTTCGATGCTTTAATTCGTCAATATCAATCGACTTTTAATCAGCTCAAACATGAAAAATCCAGAACTGAAGAGGCATACACTTTATTGTTAAAACAACTTGCAGATATAAAACAATTTTTACGCTTAAAATAAATCAAAGCTAACCAATACACTGTGTTTTGATATAACTCTGTAAGTATTCCGTCTGCTTCTCATTCTCAATTATCATCGCTGGGAGATAAAAACTTAACAGACATTTTCATCACAAAAATAGTGATAAAAAAAATAATTCCTGTCGCTATCCAACCACAATAAGCCAAACTGACGAACTCAATGCAAATCAGAACTTTATTCAGCATTTTGCTAAAATTTGTTTGATTGTTAGGCTGTGTCCCTTAATTGCGTAATCGGCGGTAAAACAAGCGAATGCAGCCCAGTTTCACCATTGCTAGATAGTTTCTTGCCGTTTTTTCATAACGTGTAGCGATCCGGCGATATTCCTTTAAACGGCCAAAACACCTTTCCACAACGTTGCGATGGCGATAAGCATCACGATCAAGTTGCGAGCGTCCATCTGAAGCCAGTTTTTCATTTGATTTTCGGGGAATAACCGTTTTCATCCCTTTTCTTTTCAACTCGTTACGTAGCGCATTCCCAGAGTAGGCTTTGTCAGCCAGTACCGTATGACCACGACGCTTCATGCTGCCGTTCTGGCGTTGCACGCCAATGCCGTCCAGGAGTCGTAGCGCGAACAGGCTTTCGTGAGCCTGCCCAGCACTCAGTACGATGTTTAGCGGGATGCCGCTTCCGTCAGTCGCCATGTGGATTTTGGTGCCATAACCACCTCGTGAGCGACCCAAGCTGTTATCGTCGGTAATATCGGGATGTTTTTTTGAGCACCAGCCGCACATTTGAGAGCACGAATATTACTGCCATCCAGCGCAATGGCTGACCAGTCAACCAGTTCATGAGCATCAAGAAATGAAAGCAACTTATTGAAAATAATGTTAATAGTTCCATCCTTTGACCATCTGTTGAAACGGTTATAAACGGTTTTCCATGGGCCGTAACGTTCAGGTAAATCACGCCATGGGGCGCCTGAACACAGTATCCAGAACATGCCGTTGACGATTTTGCGATGTTCTGCCCACGGCCGACCGACCCGCGAAGATGTCAAAACGGTTGGCAACAAGGGCTCAATGATTGCCCATGCTTCATCAGAAAGATCGTAGCGAGCCATAATTCAAAGTATCGTAGAAACAGATGGATACTATAGCTCAAGCAATTAAGGGACACAGCCTAATTCTTTTTGCATAGTTAATAAATCCTTCTCTAGCTTCACCTCTAGACAAATTAAGTATTTTGACAAAATTAATGTTCAAGGTTGACATTGCTACCGCCAATACAATAAAACACCAAACCAGTGCAACACCAACGTTAAAAAACGGATTATTTTTAAAAACAACACCGGAAAAAATCAACATAGAGAGAATGCAATGCACCCAAGTTTCCTTAACGCTATCTATTATTTTTTTCACTTATTTTTCCTATTGACACTGTGTTTTGATGTACTGCTGTAGATATTCCGTCTGCTTTTCGTTCTCAACTATTATTTCTCTGCGCTTCAATTCGCTTAATTGCCTGTTTGTCAAGATTACACTGCTCAATCACTGTCAGTAACTGCTCATTGAGTACCAGACTATCACGCCATGTCATCATATCTGTGATGGCTGGCGGCAAGCAGTCAGCGAGTAGGTGAGGGGGTATCGGAATGTGAGGAGCCTGAACGTATTCGGTTCGTGTGCTGCTGCAACTCGACAACAGCGCCATTAGGGATAATGCGACTGGCGCAGTCCAGATTGACGACATGCGTTTTAATTGCTGCTTGTGTTGCCTCAGAGTCAACTGCTTTACGCTGACGGGTCTCACTATTAATTCGTGCAATATCATTGATTACCCTCATTGACTGAAAAGCATTAGTCGTAATGGCTATCTGGTTATTGAGTTCAACGGTGAGTTTTTTATTCAATGACCTGACTTCGTTTAAGGACGTCAACAACCAAGATGCCCATAAGATTAATGCAACAATAATCACTACGACAAATGCGTGAGGTCGCCATAACATATTACACTCTCTATTTCTCGACGGGTCATTAACCCTTTCCACTTTCTGCCATCGACATAAACCCATCGCTTCATCTCATCACAAGCGCCCGTTCGGTCATCAGCGTTGAGCTTTTTGAGTAGTGTGGATTTCCCAAAATTCCCCACGCCCACGTTGTAAGCAAATGAGTAAAGGGCTGCTTGAGTCAGTGTATTGATACTCACCTTAACCAGTGGGTCAACATAGCGCTTAACGGCGTTCAAATCGTCATCAAGCCACTTATCACAATCTTTTTGTGTGTACTTACGATTACGTTCAATATCGTTGCCTGTGTGACCGTAGCAAACAGAAAGAATACCACCCCCGTCAAAATAGGGTTTAAGTCTTAATCCTTCGAAATGGGTTATCATACTTGAGGCTAAAAACACCGCACTACCCCCTGTTGCCATCACTATTTTTTTCGGTATTTTCATACTGACGCTCTTTGAGTCTGTACTCCTTTTTGCGGTAGTACACGTTGATAAAAAATGTCCCTATCGTGCAGCCGATACCCATCACCGCAACCCACTGGTCAAGGGTTAAAAAATCAAAAAACGTTGTTATAACGCCACCGATGGAGGTCATGATGCCCCACAGATAGGCAGCGGGTGTTGAATATTTTTCTGACATGCGCATATACCCTCCTACTGAGGGTTCCATTGCTTTGAATTATTTGTTAAAAAAGAGGAGGGCATAAATTTTTCATGATAATTTTCCAAAAAAGAATTCAAAGCATCAAATAGATATTTGAGATAAACTTTCAATTCAGCCCAGAGTAACCAATCTAAGGGATGGCTGATTAACTTAGATGTGAGGATTTATATGACATATCAAGCCATTGATTTAGTTATTTTAGCAAGAAAAATCGAAGCGATTCAGTCAGCTTTAGCAATTACATTAGCAAGTCTAGACACTGCTAATTTTGCGACTAAAAGTAACGTAATTTCAAATCTGGAAGATTTTGCAGAAAAAAATTCAGACCCGATAGTAAAAGAAGCTTTTTCGGAATTAGCTAGCAGAATAAAGAATCTTCATGTTGATGTGAAAAAGAACTAACCTGTTTATGGCTAATTTATAATAGCTTCTAATATAAAATTATCTTTTACCAAGACTTTGTCTATGACTGCTTGTTGATAAGTAACTTTACAATTTGTTTTAAAATTGGATGTAGCCTTTTTTACATGGGTTAAATCTAAAGCATTTTGAAGAATAGCATTAACACTATGTTCTGATTTAGTACAGTAGTTCACTTTATTCATCTCTGTGAACTGTTTTTCCAATTCACCTATTCTACTTTCTAATACTTCCATACGTTCGTCCATACTTTAACCTCATGTTTAACAATTGAACAGGGAGCCAGCCGCCTTACCCATTTTGATGATTGTTTTTGTGAGTATTGCGGTGGCTTATTTTTAATGCTTATTCAGGTTTTTTTGCAGGTAACACCGCCCAGTAAGCGTAATCACCTGGTCTAAAAGTGGTATAATCGCCGTTATCCCAACCCTGGAAATAGAGAGAAACTTGCCGTCTGAGTCAAAAAGCGCCTACCACAACATTGTAATAATCAAAACGATTAACGATGATATATTGACGGGGATATTCTTCGGTACCTGGTTTAACTCTGGAAGGTTTTAATTCAAGGTTTAATGTTTTAGTCATAAGATTTCTCTTTGTTATTATTGTTATCAATTATCCCGTTCCCTGATGTTATTAATCCCCTTTCCCTAAAACAAAAAAAAACACCTCAATGGGTGCTATTTTTGTGTATTCAGTTTGTCAGTATTACGGTGGCGTAAACGAAAAAACCATCATCAGGGAGGAGTTAAAAATTCGTAAGTCGATCTTTTTTTGCTCAAGAATATAATAACGACATATAGTGTATATTCTCAGTGCTAAACACTATATATAGGAATCCCTGATAGGGAAAACTATCAGGGATAGAAGATAAAACGACAAGGTTTTACATGTGATCACGCATTTAGTTTATTCCACTTGATGATCTGTGTAAAGCCCTGTTTATATACAGGACTAATTATTAATGAATTTCTTACACAAAAGAATGCAATTAAACACAGGTGACACTGTTGTTATAAATAGTACCCATCAATGCAACATACTTATGACAACGGACTCTGAATTTAATAATTATCGTAATGGAAGAACCTCAGCTACCCTCAGACATTCTATATCTGTCATTCCAGCACATTAACTCCGCTCTAGACTGTTCTAGTGCATATTCCAGGGCGGATATAATTTCATGTTGCGTTCCGTCCTTCATATATCCTTTTGATGCCATGCCTTCACCTTTTTCGTTATCTCTATACCAAACGACTTCCTTTTTATTTTTTATAATAATCCGCATAAAATACCTATGACATTACTTGTTTGCATTTTTTCCTTTGATTTTCAACTATTTCTTCAGGGCATCAAGGAATACACTAAAATAAATTAAGATAGCAGGAACTATCATGACACCAATAACCAGGAGTTCTTGTCCACCTAAACGAAGATCGCCTAATTCTCCATGCCTGAATTTAATTTGTGGGTCAATAATGGTATTGGCATGCGCAAGATGTCCAACTATCAGTTCGAAGGCAAACGCTGCACTGATAAACAATAATGTCGTGATTAATAATTTGATGATGTTAAGTTTCATGGTTTGGCCTCTAGATAAGCCCTTACAAATTCTTCCGCAACTGGCGCAACGATGGCATTACCGTAGGCGCGCAATCGTCCCACTCTGGCGGTAATCCCATCAACCAGCGGGCATGTGCAGGGTTCAACTGGCCGCCACTTGCCATCGCGGCAGCAGAGCCAGTCAGCCTTTCGCCAGAAGCCGTTAGTCGGCAAGCTGTTGGTTCCTGCAATTCCAGATACGGGGGCGCACTGTTGATCAGGTAAGGAATGTCTTTCAAATCCTGGCGGTAGCTCCCTTCCAACATTCGATTGCGGTTTCCGTCCTTTTTCAATCTCGGCGCTCTCACCCCAGCGTTGCTGTCTATTGCTTTCGGCGTGCCCCAGCCCGTCAGCCAGACCAGACGACCCAATTGAGATTTGATTGCTGCATTGCATTCCCTGCCATCTTTCCAGTCGCGCGAAGTCGGTGTTGGCCACCCAATACAGTCTCTGTCTGATATGCGGCGCACCGAAGCCCGCAGCGCATAAATCAAGCGCTGCTGTGGTGTAGTTCTCTGCTTCCAGGTCAGTTTGTACAAGGTCGAGCCAGTTGAGGCCGTCTTTGCTTGCAACCTGCTCACCAAAAATAACGTCAGGTTTGCACTGCTGGATGAGGTGAAAGAACGCGGGCCACAAGTGCCGCTCATCAGCAAATCCTTTACCTTTGCCTGCCGCGCTGAAAGGTTGGCAAGGGCAGCTTCCTGTCCAGACTGGCTTGTTATCGGGCCATCCTGCATTACGCAATGCGTATGACCAGACACCCATTCCGGCGAAGAAATGGCATTGTGTGTAGGGTTTAAGGTCATCGGGTTTAACATCCTCTATTGAGCGTTCATCGACATCACCATCGGCAATATGACCCGCAACGATTAAATTACGCAGCCATTGCGCCGCGTAAGGGTCAATTTCGTTGTAATAAGCAGGCAAAATAATTCCTTAACTTGAAGTTTTATTTTTATTTGTAGAAAACATCAGGAGGAGGGAATTACTTTTTAACGCAAATCGCTTTGGCGTTGATATCCTTGAAAGTCTCAAATTCCCGCTCAAACTGTTTAGCAGCGAATTGACACATATTTTCAGTATCAAATTCCTGTGTATGAAGGCTGGCTACGTTACTGGATGAGTAAGGACTGGCATACATAGCCAGGATTAATATCCACATGGGGTACTCCTCGTTATCTTTTGATTTGAGGCTGATACTTTCCAGCCCATACTTTGGCAGCATGTAGACAATCTGCAAAAATCCTGCCCTTTGTACTCGCTGAATTTCGGCAATAATGTTCCACGGCGATATCTGCACTGATTCTGGCTACAGATTGCTCGTAACCCTGCTTAACAAGTTCATTTACCACATGATTTTCAATGAATTCTATGTTGTTCATAATGATCGCTACTGTGCTTCCTTAAAAAGTTAACAATAATTGAGCTTCTTCAATTAAACCCTTAACCTTCTTCGTATATGCTGCCTTTCAATTGGTGTAATGATTGGGAGAGGTTTTCTATTTCTTTTTTGGTCTGCATAAATCGATCTGTTTCCAATTCCACGCCGATAGCTTGCCGACCTAATTTAATTGCGGCTTTCACCGTTGAGCCTGATCCCATAAAGAAATCCGCTACGGTATGTCCCGACTTGCTACTGGCGTTAATAATGTGTTCAAGCAATGCGGCTGGTTTTTCACAGGGATGTTTGCCGGGATAATACAGTACGGGTGGAAAATTCCACACATCGGTATACGGCACGTCTTTGGTGACAGAAAAAGGTCGGCGCAAGTTTTCATATTGTCGCTTAAGATCGCCATAGCTTTTCGTCAGTTCACCGTAATCACGCTGAAGTTCATTGTAACTTTTGGAGAAAGACGGCACTAACCTTTTCTCTGCTGCTTTTTGTGAAAAGAATTGTTGCAAACGTTCATACTGTGTTTCGTTCGGTAGCTGCCACTGAGAATACGAGAACCAATGCCGGTGCATGTAGCTTCCCATATACTGTTCAATTTCTTTGCCCGTGATATTGAGTTGATTTTTTGCGTTGATGAAATAATCAATCAGTGGGGCGAACACTTCGCTTTTTGCTGTATCCTCTACCCCGTACTGCTCGGCAAACAATATTCGCTCAGTGCTTGGAAAAAATGCGCGTAGCGATTCTTTTGAGCATCCAGTCCAACGACCATAAGGTTTAGCCCAAATAATATGATTTAACACCTTCATGTGGTTTCTCAGCATAATTTCCGTATCAGCGGCTAACGTTGAGCTACAAAACAGATAGAGACTGCCGTTTGGCTTTAATATCCGCTGGAATTCAACAAGATAATCATCTAGCCACGCTAGATATTGTTCGGTCGTTTTCCATTGCCTGTCCCATGAACAGGATTTAACACGGTAGTATGGCGGGTCAGTCAATATCAGGTCGATAGAATCATCAGGAAGTGTTTTGACGTATGGTAAAGCATCGCCGTTAACCAATATCGGCTGGTTTGAAAAAGTCATCGTTTTACCTTGGATTTAAAATGAGATTTACCTTGTTGGGTATTGATGATTTTTTAGTCAGCGACGGTTAACAATATTCATCAATGACGACGACACACTTACCACCTTTCACGCCGCCGGTGTTGTTAATTTTTTCAACGGTCATCACGCGAACCTGGCTATCATCATTCCAAACGTCCGCTCCAGTTAAAGAATCGAGTACGCCTTTGGAATAATTGTCCACATCACGCTTTATCTTGTTGGGCAGATAGAGTTGCATCGATACAGAGACCTCACCTTCAAATTTTTGGCAGCCGGATTTCTGGCGCATTTCATTAACAATTTTTGCCGTTGTTGCTTTAAATTCTTTTGCCTTATTACTTAGGTAAATTCGTTTTGAATTATGTCGCCAATAGGTATTAACACTAGGTGGAAAAGGGAGTTCGATTATCATGTTTTCATTCAAGCCTTATAGGGATAACTCCCATCTGATACTAGGTTTGCTTTCATCAATAACAATAATACCCATTTCACCTCCTGAGAATAGGTTTTGGTGGTGTGTGACGGTGCTATTCGGTTTATATTTACAGTCATGTTGGTAGTGCCCTGGTGTTGGTTGTAACTTCATGACTGTATTTTGGTTATTTCATACACCCCAAAACCGACTGTTTTGGTGTTTTATGGTTCGTTTTTTTAGCGAAAGGTTAATAAGAAAAGGCATAATCGCTTATTATGATTATCCTGATGCGCCGATGGTTTTTACTGGGGATGAGAAACAGCTTTTCAAACTAACTAACTATTACAAAAATATTTTAAAGTGTGTAAATATTTAAGTTATTTTATTGTGGGAAAAGTTCGCCATTCAATCTCCTGAAGCAGATGAGCATTAACTAAAAACACAGTGCTAACCGATTCTCTATCAAAAAACCTAATTGATAGGTGCTTATTTTTATCAACCATTAACGGTTACTCCAAAATGTGATTTAGGTTTATTATTAAACCGACTAGAAGTATACAAAGCTGCTATAGGCAAACAGCAATTATCAAATGCGTCATACACTTTAGTAGGGCGAATTGATATTGCCTTTTTTACACGATTAATCACCTTTCTTTTTAGTGAAAGAACAGAGCGTTTAGTGTTTGTTGGTGTTTGTTGCTGAGAGGGTTTGCTTCGATTTAAGGCTGCTTTCAGTGCCATATTAAGTGCTTTGTTATAGTTATAGGCTGCTTGCCTGGCTCTTCTACGCTCATGTCTTCTACTACGAGCATTATCATAACCATGAAAGTTACACATATTACCTCCTGACAATAAGTTTTGGTGGTGTGTGCCGAAGGTATCCGGTTTAGATTTACAGTCATATTGGTAGTTCCCTGGTGTTGGTTTTAGCTTCATGACTGTATTTTGGTTATTTCACACACCTCAAAATCGACTGTTTGGGTGTTTTATGGTTCTATTTTTCAGCGTAATGGTGTTAAAGAGCGGTACTGCTTAACTGCATTTAAATTTATTGCGTCTGTCTTTTCACCACGTCAAGCTAAGGAGTATCCTTGGAGTTCCAAACAACAACCAGGAAAGTATAAAAATGTCATTTAAAGATATAGTACAAAGTCATACTATTGAGCTAGGCGATCTGCTTCGCCAACTTGAAGGATATCCTCCTGAAACCCGTGTTTATTTCGGTGGTCTTGATTTCTATCGTATAAACAGACAGGGTGAAAACCTGATTCAGATTGAATTCAACCAATCGGTTTATCGGACAACCGAAGATCTCTTGGTGGTTGAAGACCATTCAGAATAGCTGCTGCATATACATTGGCTTTTATATAATTAACGGGGGCGTAGTCTTCATCTATTCTCCCTTTTGTAACCCGCCTAAATGCGACTTCATTTTTACCTAGCTGAATAATCCATGATATCGGATATTTTTCAGCGTTGAAAACATGCTGTGGAACCGTGTCATACTTCGATACCCTGTTTTTTTGCTCAGGAACTTCTTCACCTGTTTTTGGGTCAACTTTATACGGATATGCCACACTATTTTTAAGCGTATCTAACATTTTACGTGCTTTAAGGCTAGCCTCCATCCATTGGTAAATTTCTTCTATCGTATTGTCGTTGGCAATGATTTCAGGTTCTTTCTTCTGCATGATGACCTCTTTAATAATGAGTGAAATTTGCCTGATTATTTAGCCACCAGGCGAGAGTAATTTCTCTTGTACCCCTACAGAGAGCAATAGCGTAAATTATTTTATTTTCTTCAATGTCAGCTCTTGACCAAATACAGCTCCTGTATCTATATATAACTGGTTGCTTCTATGACACACGCCTTTAATCATTGGAGTGTGACCAAAAATAAATAGATCTGCGCCTTTAATTTTCCTGCTTTCTTGCTGTTTGATTCTTTTTCGATTCCAGATAACATCTTTTTTATTAACGTTCTTCCCAAATTCATATTCATCATCAGGATAGTCAGCATGAGCAATAATTATTTTTTTGTTATTAACATTTAATTCGATAATGAGAGGTAATTTTTCAGCTAATTTTAAACATGCTTTAGCTAATATTTCCTTTTCATAATCAAGCATAAAAAACCACTGGCCGCCGTTATATATCCAGTTGTTAACATCGCCTGTTTTTAATGCACTAATAGCCATCGCTTCATGATTACCACGAACAGCCTTAAACCACTTTTCATTTAGCAAACCAAGACATTCAACGCTCTGATTACCTCTATCTATCAAATCACCCACAGATATAATCAAGTCTTTTTCTTTATTAAAATTAACTTTTTGCATTTTATCGATGAGTAAATCATAGCAGCCATGAAGGTCACCTACAGCATAAATATGACGATATTGATCACCGTCTATTCGCTGGTAAATCGGATAGTTTAAATTAATGGTTATCCCTCCTGCATTCAGTTCAATAGTCATTCACATATCGAATGGCACTAAGGTATAAAATGATTGGAAGAACAACGATGAGGAATAATAATCGGATAAAAATATTGATATATTTAATCATGTTGAACAACCTATTGTGAGCGGCAATAATTCTTTTTTGCGTATGTGTGTCATTCTGCACATCTCTCTTCCTAAAGGCCGCCAAATAAATAAAACGCTGCCTTTACTGTTTCCTGATATACCTTGTTCACCTGTTTCAGCTGAAACAAATGACAGTCTACCCTCGGTAATAAAGCGAATTTCGTCAGCCGTATTAAGACCTTCATAAAACCAGGCTGTAGACGTATCGGAAGGGAGTAGCATCACAATAGTCTGATTCTGTTTTCTACACTGCTCAGCCGCTTTTTTCACCCAAGGCATAATCTTGCTGTAGGGCGGATTACAGAAGATAGCACCGTTGCTATTCCAGTCGCATGTCAGTGCGTCTTGCTGTTCAGTTAAAAACGCTTTGCATAGCGCGTTGTTTTTATCGGCGGCAGCATCCAGTTTGAAATTAAATTCAGCATCAAGTGTTTTAAAAACGCCAATAGGTGTACGCCAGCGATCTTTGAATGGTTTCGGTGTATGACTGATTAGCATAATTTCTAAACCACAGTAGAATTTTTGTATAACGGAGAGTTCCAGAGTTTGTTAATCATACAGCGTGGGGTGGGGTGATTATTACCGCTTTCTACCAGTTTAACGGCGACATCCCATAATTCAGGATCGCTGTTAAGTGTTTTCTCAACATGATAGCCCTTCTGGGTGTATTGCTTAACCAGCCTGTTGGCTTGTTTTGTACTCATGGCTTCATGTCGAAACCAGCTTTTTTTGAGCATATTATTTTACTATTCTTGAAAATTTAACAAATCCCACCCTTACGCCACTATGAGCGCTTTTATCGATTAGGTGGTAGTTTAAGGTATTGTAGAGAGTGAAAACGCCGCTACGGGCGTTTTATCGTGGTTAAAATTGATTTCTGATACTATCCATCAAACCGATTTTTGCAATTGTTGAGAATGACTTTTTCCAAAACCGAACTTTGCCTTGATGGCGCTGATTTTTTCCAGCGCTACAGATTGGCTCGTTGGATTCATGCAAGTCTTTTGCGGTAATGACAATTGTGGCTTGGGTATCACATAGCCGGTACGCAATTTTTTGGTTAAGCCATCAATCAACAGCCTTGCTCTGTCTTCAACCTGCCTTGCGTTTAATGATTCAGCAATCATCGCCCGATAGAGTTCATGAACCAGCCAATAATTGGCATTCGAGCCATAGTCAAATTCATGAATATCATCGTGCCCTCGTTGGCGGCAGTAGGCTTGTAATTTTTCGCTCAGTTGTTGAGGCGTGGGTAGTCCGTATTCCTCGGCCAAACCTTGCTGACACCAGTCGATAAATTGCCCGACAGACGGTAAAAACGGCGATTTTTGTTGTCTGGCAATCCGCAACCCCGCGTTGATGTGACGGTCAGAATTGATTTTGTTTTCAGCGAATGCAGTGATCCATTGTTGCTTGAATATTTCGATTTCTGCTGATGTTTTTAGCACTGAAATACTGGCCGGAAAAATCACTTTAAGACGCTCAAAAAATCGATTAAACAGTTTGATGAACTGTGGATTAATCGGATTTTCAGTCGGTTGAGCAAACGACGGTTGACGACGAATTTGAGCGGTTAGTGTTGAAACGCATTGCATAAAACACCCTCCAGTCCATTAGCCCAACTCGTATCGTTCCAGGCAGCCTCAAGCTCATCACGACGACGGGTTGAAGATTTTTTATTTTCCAACCAGGCAACGTTAAAACCTTGCCAGTTTCGCAACATGCATTCAGCCAGTATGTTATCGGTGGAATATCCTAGCGCGTTGGCTTCGTTGACAGCGGTTGCTAGTCGATTCAGGGCGGTTTGGGTGAGGTGAGCCTTTTTGTTTTTTCGATGCTGGAGATAATCCGCCCAAACGGATTCGCTGGGTAGTTGCTCAAACTTCGACAAATCCAGTTCAGATTTTTTCGTTAAGGGGACTATAGGGGATATATATTTATTTATTATTTTATTTTCTTTTGTAGTTTGTCTTTTGTGTTTACCTGATTCGGGTAAACTCTTTCTTACCTGATTCGGGTAAATTACCGGATTCGGGTAAGTATTTTTCTTACCTAATTCGGGTAAACTTTTTTTACCTGATTGAGGTAAATTTACCTCATTTGGGTAAGGTTCTATGTTGTTACCTGATTCAGGTAAGTGACTGTCCCCGAATTGGGATGATTTCATCTGACGTGTGTTGTCGTCTTTTTTGTTATCAAATTCGGGCAAGACCTCATTATCTGCGTTGGTTTTACCTTGCCACTCCTGTATACATTGATTGATTCCGACAAACCGTCCTGATGAGATAAGAATTTTTCTTTTAAGTAATGCACTTTTAGCGGCGGAGCATTTATGTGGCAATAGTCCAGTCAATTCCGATAATTGCCAATTACTCACCCAATCTATTTTTTTGTTGTACCCATAAGTTTTTCTAAGAACAGCCATCACTATTAAAAGTTGATGCTGTGTTAAACCTGCTGTTAATATTGCTTCAAGGATATTATTTGAAATTCGGGTGTAGCCTTCTTCTAATTCAAACACATTAATTTTATTTTCTTCTTTCTGAGCTTCAAAATCAGCATAAGTAACGTTAGTCATAACGACAATCCTTTAATTATTTTAAGAAAAATAGATAGTTAGATAAGTTGTCGTTCAACTGTACTTATCGATTTCTTGCAAAATACAATCCATATCCGCGCAGAGATAGTCGAGTATTTCAGGAAGCCAGGGATTCGGTTTGCTGTAACATTCACCCGCATCAAAGTACTTGTAAATGTTAGCGGCGACTTCTCTTGCTCTAATTAATCTGCTATGACTTTCGTAAGTGATTTCTAGCTTTATTTTTTCCTGTTGGGCAGGGGAGATATCAACAATTCTCATATTAATTTCCCTCCATACTTGCATGCACAGGTTTACGACCAGCCCAGATAAGGCGGCTGTCTTTGAACAAGCTGATGAAGATACGGCGATCTTGGCGTGTAAACGACACTTTGCCGTAAGGGGTAGTTGAGTATTCTGGGATAATCCAGTAGGTATCAATAAATTCAGGGTGAGTTTGGGTTGGGGTAGTAACCATCTCGGTTGCCTCTTGTTGGAAGTTATTTCAAACCTCACCAACCCGATCTCAAACGGGGTGGCGAGACGTAACGGAGTTGAGATACCGGCCAACAAGAACCCCGGCGAGACTTGCGTCTCCCCCGCTACGTCCCACCATAATTTAGGGGCGCAACGTTGGTGTAACGAACGCAAAAAAACCGCTTTTAGCGGCTAATGTCCGCTTGTTGAATCGGGATCTCAAACCCGGCACCCGTTTTGTTAAGGTGCTGAGTACAATATAACTCATGCTTTGCTCTTTCGTCAATGCGTACATGGGTTTATGCTGCAATTCCTCCGTTCATCATGACGCCTAAGAGCCGCGGAAACAGGCTGTCATAGAAGTGTGGCTGTGTCTGGCGCGGATTATTCGGGTCAGTTAGATTCTTACCGAACTGCAAACCTTTCTCAGTGAGTGACCAGAACAGCTTCTCTTTATCAGGATGCTTGCTACTGGGCCGCGATTTACGTTCAGCAAGTCCGAGCAGTTGCAGTCGCCGATAACCAGATTGGGCCGTATAGGGTTTCCCATGTAGTAGTAAAAGCTCAGTGAGTGAATGTGTGACTTCACTTGATCCTGTTACATTGCTCTCTGGTGCATCTACGGCGTAGGCTGGTAGAATATCTGGCATGCCGAGGGAAGATTGCAGCTTTTTCATTGCGCCCAACATGGCCGAAGGTGCTATACGTAGCTCCTGCTTGTAAAAGGCCAGCATTGCCAAGCCAGCCTGAACTTTTTCGACTAATACGCCGTTACTGGATTTCACCGAATTACGAAATTGCTCATATACTTGAACCTCGAACTCTGGTTCAATCCATGCAGCATAGCGAATCGCAACAAGTTCATCTGCCCAAGTTCCTGATTCTGAACCACCTTTAATGACATTAACCGAAGCTCTTTTTTGAGCATTGCTTAAAGATTGTACAAATGAAGCGATTCCATCGCCTCGTAAAAAATTTGATGGCCGTTGCGATTCTGTCGCTTTACCTTGCGCAACTGCCGCACGATGTAAATCATTCAGGCTGTAACGTCCGAAAGCATCCTGACGGACGACGGTATTTTCGATTACAATTAATTTGTTCATATTGATTTCTTCATCTACTAGATGTTGTCAAAATGCTTAGAGGGCTAGCAAAATTTTGCAGATTGGCATTAAAAAAGGTTACACTTGACCTAAAAGGAGAAATTTCACGATGGGCCAAGTTGCATTTGACACACAAGAATTCGTCGAAAAGCTAGAAAATTCCGGCTTAAACAGGGAGCAAGCCAAGGCGATAACCCTTGTCGTGCGTCAATCGCATGAAGTCTCTGACTTTGCTACTAAGTCAGACATAAAAGATGTTCAACATGAAATAGCTAATGTTAGACATGAGATTGCCAATGTCCGTAAGGACATGGAGCATCGCTTTGAAAAAGTTGAGACTCAGATTGCCGATGTTCGTAAGGATATGGAGCATCGTTTTGAGAAAGTAGAATTACAAATACTAGATGTCCGTAAGGACATTAGCATGGTTAGCAAGGATCTGCTTTTTAAACTTGGTGGGCTTATCGTTACATTATTTGGTATTGGTATAGCAATCATGAAATTTCTTTAGATTTCATACTATTAAATTTTATCCACTAAAAAAAACATCATCACCTGGATATTCTGATTGATATTGTTGATGGTAGGTTACTGGGGCGTTCTTGCGTTCGTCTTTATCCTGTAGAGTAGAAATCTTTTTATCGATTGTTTGAGCAGGGAGTCCTTTTAATTTCTCTTCTAATGTCTGACGAGTTTGCGCCACGAAAGGCAAGAAAATATCGAAACTGTAAGTATCTTGTCCGTTTGTTTTTGTCTTTAGTGTTTTTTGCAAGACAAGACCAATACGCTTATTAGTAAGCTCTGGAGCTATATGGGTATGGGCATTAATCATTTTCGTCGTTAATTGTCCTACGTCAGCACAGCCCATAATGGCGTGGATCATGTTAATACCATATTGATTTGGCGAGCCGTCTTTTTTCTTACAGTAGACGTTGAGGTAGTTTGCTTTTTTGCCATCATCCGCCTCAACCGAAAATTCAATCGATTCAGCGCCGCTGCTGCTGGTGACATATTTTGCTTCCTGAATCGTAACAACATAAGCGCCCGATTCCGTAATAAATCCGCTTTTACCCGCAGCCAACGCTGATTCTGCATTGTAAGTGAACATAATGTTATTCATCATGGGTTGCTCCCCTCAGTGGAATTGATGATGCTCAATCTTCACCAGAACCTCTTTTTGGCTGTTCTGCTTCCAGTGCAATAAAGCTATTTCTAATAGCATGGGTGAGATACTTCGCCCTGTTACTGGCAATATCGCCTCTTGAATCTATTTCTTTTTTCAATGTATACACTAAAACTTCACGTGCAGCTTCTTGTGACTGTTCACTTAATTCTTCAAATTTCATTTTAGAATCCCTGTTATCTCATCAATAAAATTAAGAAAATCTTTCCGCCTCTTGCGAAGTTGATTGATTTCTTCTTGATAGTTTCTCCTCTCCAAACGGCAAACAATCAGCTGTTTGTCTTCTGGAAAGTCGCTGCAATAACTAATAAAATCCACCCAATCCCTTCCTGTGCAATCAAGGTGGCCTATAAGCTGCCATTTGTAGGCTGGGTCAAAAGATTCACGTTGCAAAGTGGCATAATGCACGGGTGCGGTAACGGACTTAATTTCAATAACACCATCATTTCCAACTAATCCGTCTGGACTATCGCCATAATCACCGCAATCAAAAAATCCGCCATTGGTTACATCAACAAAATTTGTTTCTTCGTATAACCTTCTGGCGATTGGCTCCTGTTCATGTCCGCGTAACATGTGCTCATTAGTGAAACTAAATTCTGATTTTTTCCCTGTAATAATTTCTAGAGCAATTTGTAACGCATATCGCTTGGCCGGTTCGCCAAAAGCTTTTCCCTTGTTGGCCATAAAACAGTTAAATTGCGATGCTGTCACCTTTCCTAAACGAAGCGCATCCCACACTTCCGTATTTTGCTGCACATCATGCCATTGCATTAGCGCACTCCTTCCTGAGGCGTTCCTGGTCTTCCTGAGACATCTCAACATGTGCTAATACTTTATCGAGTGACCCATTATTGATGTAGCTTTGTTTGGCCTTTTCCCACATTTCAACCTGAGTAGGTGTTAATGTTTTTTTCTGAGTAATGGCAGGATAAATTCTTAATCCATCGACATACTCCTGTCGATTTTTTACCCGTTCAACGCAAATCATGACTTTTACATTTTGCCAATCTTCAAGAAATGGCGAACCGGTTATTTGTTTCACCATTTTGCTATTGGTCGCATTGAGAATCATCGGCTTAACTGTCTCACCGGGTCTAATTTCCTTTTCTTTAAAATAAGCAGTGTTAAAAACATCTTTTGTTCTTCTGGTCTTATCCGCTTCAAATAAAACTTCAGAGATAGTTAACACTGTCGGCTCAACGATATCAGCGCTGCTCAAATAAGGTGAATCGAACGCCTTTCTATAATGCGTTTTTTCAGTCATTAAGCGGGTACCTCGTAATAGGAATCTTGAAACTTCTTCGCATAAAGAATTTTGGCGAGTTGTTGACCTAGGTCATAGAGTGCATTATTGAAACCAGGGGTAGTTTGGATTGCGAGAAGAGACTCATCATAATTATCTTCGTAAATAAAGATTTGCTTTGATAAGACGTGAGCAAGATACCCGTCACTTAACGATTCATAAATGCGTTCGCCTTCTTTATCGCAGGCCTCGAGTTGCTCTTGTGTGAAGTTTTTGATTATTCGTAAAATTTTGTTCTCGGTTGCCAGATCCATTACGTCTCCTTCTGCGAGGATAACGGTTCTTCACCGTATAAAGATAAGTTTTTGTTAGACAGCGATTGTTGACACTATCTGTGGGATGTCTGTCTAATTGATTTTTAAATGCAACAAGCAGGTTCACAACGTCATTTTCTTGTGTATGATGTTCGCCCCATACACGATTAATGATTTCTTCGGTTGAGCGTGTTTTTATTAGATGTAATCGGAATAAACGGATTTCATCTTCCTTTTTACACTTTTCTATATAATTTGTTTTTCGCAGAAAATTTCTTTTAACCCTTGAATTCATGATAAAAATCCTTCAACAAGAAGATTTATGCTAAGCACAAACGGTGCTTACTACAAATCCACCTATTGGTTATTTGGTGTTTGTGTACGCTAGCGTCAGCGTACCCCGGCTGGAAAGTCCCTACGAAAGTAGGCTCAACTCCGCTTCGCATAAATAACCTACGAAGCTATCAGCAAATTACAGGCGCAATTTCCCTGCCATCCGTTTCACAGACTTTTTTTGCTGATACCAAAATGTTAAGGAACTTTCACAGCCGGAAAACTTGCTGTAGAGGGCCACAGCCCTTTCGTACAATTACTTCTTAAACCACTTAATCCAAGCGTCTCGTTCTTCTGCGGGACGGTTAAAGTAGGCTTCTCGGACTATGCGGTTGAATTCAGGGAGATATATCCACCGTTCACTTCTGGCGTTGGGTTTGGTTGGATCTTTCAAGAAAATGACAGGTAACTTTTGGTCTTCAGCCATATCCTTGACCGCACTAGGAGTTTTACCGATCAGATCAGCAAATTTTTTTATGTTCACTGCGTCTATCGGATATCTGATCTCGTAGTCGTCGTTGCTCACTTCGCCCCCTGATTAATCCTTTCCAACCGCTTCGTACCGCTTCTAACCGCTTAAAAACCCAATTTCTGGTATTCTTAAGTTGGGTGCATTAGCCGCAATACGCGTGCTTTTGTTTTATACATAAGTCACCTTATGGTGACTAATTTAAGGATAGTCGTATCATGGTGACTAAGTCAAGTGATTACTCAAAAAAACTACTAGCTCTGAGAAAATTAGAAGGTTTAACCCAAATGCGGTTTTCAGCTATTACAGGAATATCTTTAGGTACGCTGAAAAATTATGAAACTGGTCAAAAACCAGCTAGAGCAGAGGTAATGGAAAAAGTATTAAAAACAGAAATGTTTAAAAAGTATACTATGTGGTTGTTGCACGATGAAGATACAGATGCAAGTAATCAAATCACACCAATATTAGTAAATTGCGAATCCGATCTGCTAAAAGCATCCCCAAAAACAAGAAAAAAAAAGTATGCTTTGAATAATGTAAAAGAAGACGATAATACACTTGTCATTAATAGCATTGTAAAAAACATGACTGATGAGGAACGTCTAGAATTGGCAAAACTTCTTTCTAAAGAAGGCTTTAGATTATTACTAAAATTATTAGATCCAGACAATCAGTCACTTTTGAATTTGCCAGATAAGAAAAAGCGGGCAGCTCTGCGACTAGAATCTATGGACGATGAACAGTTCAGAGAGATTTTATCCAAAATTGAGGGAAATACAGACTTACCTCAAGAAGAAATGAATGTATTTACAAAAAAAACAGTTGGTTAACATACCCCCATCTTCAGCTAGTTATCTGAAGGTGGGGACTATATCAAACTAGTAGTATATTTAATTCATCATCTGTTAGGCCAGTAGATATTTTGATAATTTGCCGATCAACACCATTAGCAAATAATTGTTTGGCTAGTTGACGAATGGCATCCTGTCGGCCTAGCTGGTAGCCTTCATGCTTACCTTTTTCGCGGCCTTTAGCTTCAAGCTGTTCTGCAATCGTCATAAAATCCTCCCGATAAGTCGGTGCTTTTTCTGCAAGGGTGCGTATGAATCCCTCGCCGTCAATCGTATTTCCTGCTTTAGCTATATAATATAATAAACTCTTGCATTGTTCTTTGGAATACTGCCATTTTTCTATTAGAGTAGCTAATTCTACGGCAAGTTCCAACATATCGCGCGTTCTGATGTGCTTTTGTACCAATTGCAGGAGTGCTACTCGGCGGTGCGTCAGGATCTCCTCATCCGGTATCGTGGTAATATCAACCAGCGGGAATGCTTGTTGGTACACCGTAGCTGCCAGTTCTGGATCGGCAAAACAATCTAGGAAGTGCGTGCTATAAGGATAAGGTGACGTAGCACCGTGATAGAACAATACGGGGATCACTACCGGTAAGGTATCGTTGCCTTGTTCAAGATGCCGCTGCATGGCTGCCACACTGTACCGTAGAAGCCTGAATGCCATTAGCTTTTCAGGGCGGCTCTGGTGCTCGACTACTGTGTAGATATAACCTTTCCCCGCATTCGTCTGCACAGAGTAGAGCATATCTGAACACTGGGTGCGCAAGTCGTCTTCGATAAAGCTGCCTGATTCCATTGCAAGAGTACTGAAATCGCAGCGCTCGCGTAGATGGGGTGGCAAATGCACTTCAAGAAAGTCCCGAGCTACAGCGATATCGCCAAGGAACTTTTTGAACACGGCGTCATGTTGGGATAGTGAAGATTTTGTCATGGGCGTAGTATACCGAGCTAAGTTAATAAATACCAATCGAAGTAATAAGCCCAACATGTAACGACTCAAAAAATTATGTCACTTCTGTTGGAAGGGTAACAAAAATTGATAAATTACAAGCTAAGTAACTTTTTCTCCCATAGCTCAATGATCTCACTTTTTTCTTTTAGATAGTCATATCGATCATAGTGTCGAGCAGATACTCCAGGCATTTTATGATTCTGCAATCTATCACGCATTTCAGCTCTGATCCCCATTTCACCCGCTAAGGTCTTAAATGTTCTGCGTATATCTCTGGGCGTAAATTTAGTGAACTTTTCTCGCACACAAAATTTTCTTAATTGTTTGGCGTATTCACTCGGTAGTAAATGTCCTTCTTGGGTATCAGAAGGAAATAAGAAAGTATTATTCGGATAACGTTGTTCCATCTCCGTCAAAATCTTAACGGCAGTAGGGCACAGAGGCACTACATGATAATCCCCAGTTTTTGATATATGAGGTGGAATTGTTAGCGTGTTATTATTTTTATCCCAATTATCATGCGTATTTGTCATTAGCTCCCAAGGTCGCTGCCCACCAGTAAAAATACAAAGCATTAACAGTTGAGCATAATCAGGGTTTAATGAGCATACTTCAGTGGGTACATTTATAGTTTCTAACAATATACGTAATTCTTTCCAAGATAGAAAGCGATCTAACGCTTTATCTGCACCGCGTTGAGAGGGTACTACTGTTACGGGATTACTTGTTATTCCGTACAGTATTTTTCCTCCCAGCTTAGCCGGATCGTTATCAGAAAATAACCCAAAATTAAAAACGGCATGTAGATTAGCGCGAACCTTATTTGCGCCAGCCAAAGCGCCTCTTTCAATAAATTCAGATAATACTTTTTTAATATGTTCGGGTGTAATGTCACGAGCAGGTGTATCACCGTTGATATGTTGACTGCCGAGTACTTGTTTTAGCCGATTATTGGTTTTCTCATAAGAACGTTTTCCCCGTAGTCGTTGATCTGTGATATAGTTTTTAAACAACATTTTTAAGCTGGCATAAGGGCTTATGATTGGTTGCCCCTGTTGTAGCTTTTGAGCTTCTTCTTTGCATCGTGAGCTCGCATCAGACAAGCATAAAGCTGGATAGTCACCTAAAGTAATGAAAGAGGCTTTACCGTTAATGAAATATCGGTATATGAATGTTTTACGTCCCGATGGGTACACTTTTACACCAAGGCGGCCAGTGCCTCTAGAGGATGAGGCTTGCCAAGCATAGTAAGCCGATTGTTTGGGTTTCAAGCCTCGAATTTTAGTATCTGTGAGTAGTGAGCTAGCCATGATTTTGAGGTCAAGTTACGGGTCAAGTTATGATGCAATGATATGCAACCCGATGAAACATTGCAATGCAATAAAACCATTTAAAAACAACTTGATGCTTGTATTTGAAACAGAATGAAACAGGGTGAAAAAGCGTGGTCGTGGCCTTCTAAGCCGTAGGTCACAGGTTCGAATCCTGTAGGGCGTGCCAGTTATTTCAATGAGTTACATTAAAAATAAATAAATTGATGATTAACACAGGTCAAGTTACTAGCTTAGTTTTTCACTTCTAACCTATTTATCGCCTATATTTTCTGGCCAACCGAGAAATGTTCCATTTTTTGTTTTTTCTGGCTTTGGAAACTCATTTCTTATTGCATACATACGCCATAGTGTCGTTTTGCTTTTACCTGTTAATTTTACCATTTCATTACGTTTGATGTAGCTAATAGACATACCTCATCCCATATAATTTTCTTACGTTAAACAGATAATTTTTGTTTAATTAAATATTAGCTGTTCTTATAAGGCATAGAAAAATAGCGTTTTATGTTTAACAACTGTTGAGGCTTTAGTTCAATGGTTTTTCAGGGTAACAAGAAAAGGACAATCGGTTTTTTAAATCTGGCCTAAATCAATACTGACAATCGTTAGATCTTTTTTTATTTTAACCACACATAAGGTCACTAACACAAAATTTCCTTTGTTGTCCATTTAGCATAAGTAATGCAAGTATTAAGGGCCCTATCTGTAATAAAAAAGCGGTTAAGTGGAACAGATAATTTTACATTTTTTGTTTCAATATCTCTTGGCTCAAGTGTTTTATCATGGAAAGCTATATATTAAATTTCCTTTCCGTCGGCCATGTATCATGATATAAGCTATTCCATCCAAGCTTATGCGCAATTTTTTTACTAATTCTTCTTTATTATTGGAAGATATTTTCTTTTACTATGAATTTATAATTGCACCAAGCAAAAAGTCAGACATTTGTATGTTTTCTGAAGTTTTTGAATCATTTGTCACAACTGAATAAATAATATTTTTTCTGCCCACTTTCTGATATAAAACGTTATTAACAATAGCATAAATCGTCATACTAGCCTCAGTATTACTCAGGTTTTTATATAACCATTATGCCCAATTTAAGTATCAATATAATCGGCTGGTGGATGAATTCGATAAGCGACAGAACTCAAGAACAGTTATTAAAAGAACTAAAATTACTGCATCAATTAACTACTATATGGACACAGCGACTGACTCATGCAAAAGCTGAAATTACTAAGTTTGCTAACGATTTTTATAATGTTACTAAGCGGTGGTATGTCAAAGTGGTGTGTAAAGTCCGACAATATTACCGCCACCAACTTAGATGATGCAAAACCCACCCAATTGGCGCCTGACGCTGAGCGAAATTATCTCCATCTCAGACGTCAGCTCGAAACCATAGAGGTGCAGTATTTGGGGTTAAAAGAAAGGCTGGGCGAGATTTATAAGCATAAAATTAATCTGAAAAATGCATGCTATCGTTTTTCATCGGTAGACGTTTTTCTTACAAGGGGTGGACTACATACCTCAAATTCTTTTCCCTCGTAGGATATGTTACGACAAATTTCTTGCAATTCGCAGTTTTCTTTTTCCCATTGCTTTCTCGCATTTTCCTCTTCAGCAGTTCTTGCAATTAAAATATTCAGTGAAGTGCATTTGAATTGAGCGATAGTAAGTGAGCTAAATCCTAAAAGTGATGTAATAGTCAATACTTTGAATAGTGATTTCATAATTGTTTCTCCGGAAGTAAATAATAATCTTTATTAGTATTTACACTTATTCTTAACAATTCAATAACATTTATGTAAATGCAACAAAATATCACCAATAGAATTTTTTTAATTTTTTATATAAGTTTTTACACTAATTAGACTTAATCATTATCAATAGATATTAATGTGGTTGATGTAAGGCTACCCAATTGGCTGGCGCCTGACGCTGAGCGAAATTATCTCCGTCTCAGACGCCAGCTCGAAACCTTAGAGACATAGTTTCTAGGGTTTCGAGAAAGGATAAAAGAAATTTATAGATCGAAAAACGAATTTGAAAAAGTAAATTTATCCATGTGTATTGGATATATTTATTTCATTTGAAGTTTGCGGTGTAGATTCGTTTGATGGTGGCAGACAGTTTTCTTTTTGCCATCTAATGGATTTAGCCGTGTCTGTCATGAAAGTATTTATGGTACATTGCCAAGGTATATTGGTATTAGCAATAGAAAATGAGCTAAACGCTAAAAACGATGTAACAATAGCTGTTTTAAGTAATGATTTCAT